CTTTTTTTTGTGTTTGGGGGTGGACTTTCTCTTTTCTTTGTTTGTTTTCTTTTATAGGGGTTTCAGGGGAAAGATTTTCTTTTATTTGTTTCTTTTCTCTTACTTCTGTGCCCTTTGCTATGTCCTTATCTGTGCCCTTGACTATCTCTAAATCTTCGGAATCACCTTTATTTAAAGGGGTTTCAGTGTGTGAAATCTGTGCCCCAGATTGTGCCATTGGCTGTGCCCCTTGTTTTGTCTGTGCCCTAGATTGTGCCCTATTCGTGCCCTTAATTGTGCCCTTATCTGTGCCCTTGCTAGTTTCTGAATCTTCGGAATCGCCTTTATTTAAAGGAACTTCGGAAGATTGAATCTGTGCCCTAGATTGTGCCCCAATCTGTGCCCCGAAGTGTGCCGTAACCTGTGCCCCTTGGTCTCTTTGCCACGGTATGATGCAGTGGGATAGGGGGTGAGAACTGTTAACGTAGAGTTTGGTTGAGGCTCTTGGAGCAGAGCACTTGGTGATGATTTTCTCGGCTATGAGCACATCGATGGCGACACGGATGGTCTTGACCGTGGTATGGAGCTGTAGAGCCAAATCACGATAAGAGAGGGTTGCAGCGGAAGCCTCGTTGTGAGCGGAGGAGAGGAGCACATGGATGAGCACCTGAACGACCACAGGACGATGGAAGTAACGCCACTGCAACAGCTCTGGAGTAAATATGTAGCCATCTGTTTTCATTTATTCTTCTTTTATTTGGAATGTAGAATTTACGAATCTATCATTTATTTGTTTTCTTCTGCCTCGATGGCACGGAATATCTCGTAAGCCACTTGTGGCACCCAGGCATTGCCGTAAGCCTTTATGGATTCTTGTCGCCACTTGGGGAAAGAAATGGTAAGGCTGTCCACATCAAAGGGAATCCCATCATTTCCTCTACAAACAGGGGATTGAGTTGGGAAGTTCCGCCACCTACCTGATTGTTGAAGTCGAGAAAGTCGGTCAGTCCATTCGGGCGAAGTGCTCCGTTCTTTCGGCTGTACATCCCTTTTACACCCTGTTCTTTCAGACCCTTCACCCGGTTGGAGTGTTTTACTTCCATTGCCGTAGGAGTGGGAAGAAGACCATTGACCGCCAAGGCTGTTAGACCTTGCCCCATCTGGGAATTGGGATTGATGGTCTTGGTGAACTTCGTGGCTTCTATGCTGCAAGGAGTGGGAAGCAAGCCTTTTCGAGCGGCGAGTGCCAAGGTTGGGCGTTCTGCTGCATTCGGTGAAAGGCTCTTGTTTATTCTTCCTCCTCCTTTGTCGAGTGCCGTGGGCGTAGGAAGGAGTTGTGCCACTGCCATGTCTTCTAGACCTAGGCTGTGGTCTGTCTTGCCCTTCTTTGGATTTCTTCGCCCTCGCTCGTTGATTTCCATGTCCTTGTGAGGAAGGTCCATCGCATTGGGTGTGGGCAACAATCCAAACTCGGTCTCTTCTGTGAGGTGCTCCGATGGCACAAGCTGGAATAGCAATCGGTTGGACGGAATATCCTTCGGCTTCGAGGTCTGCACAGATTTTGTCGAGGGTGAATCGGCTTTCCTCTCGGTATAGGTGATTCTCTTCGAAAAGATAGTCTGTGCGTCCCATCTGAGTGACTTGGCAGGACTCCACCATCGTCTTGATGCCAGCAACGTTTTCACCAACGACCCAAGTGGGGTGTATCTGCCGTATCGCTCGAAGCATCTGTGGCCAGAGGTAGCGGTTATCGTCCGCTCCCTTTCTTCTGCCAGCGAGGGAGAAAGGTTGGCAGGGGAATCCTCCTGTGAGAACATCGACTTTGCCGTGCCACTTTGTGAAGTCTGTTTTGGTAATGTCTTCATAACTTTCTGAATTTGGGAACCAGTATTGGAGCACCTTGCGAGGGAACTCTTGTATCTCGCAATGGAAGAGGTTCTGCCATCCCATCATGGATGCCGCGACCTCAGCACCACCGATTCCGCTGAATAAACTAGCGTGATTCATATTGCTTACTTTTGTTTCTGTTGTGCTCCAGGAGCCACTGTAGGTGAACAGTCTTAGAAGGATCACGGAAGAGGGATTTTGCCTTATCTATATCTGGATTCAGCATTATCTTCTTTTCTTTCTTTGCTGCAGCTCTTTTCTTCTGATAGTATCTGCGCTGGTACTCCTTCACCTTTTCGGGGTGATTCAGTCTCCAGCTCTTAGATTTTTCCAGCAATTTTTCTTTGTTGCGCTGATAGTATCTCTGATAATATCCAGTGCCGTTGGCTCGTTTCTTGGCTGCATTTTCCCGATATAGCTTTTTCTTTTCGGGATGATCCTTGATGTATTTGCGAGAATAGGCGAGCATTTTATCACGATGCTTAAGATAGTATTCTCGCTGCCTGGCTATGCGGTCTGACTTTGCTTTTTCTGATTCCATAATGATTGAAATTATATAAAAACCACATTTCTGTTTACTTAAAATGGGTCAGTGGTGAATGCCATTTTCTCATTACCTTCGTATTTAATGCATTGGACAAAGTCACCTACCTGCCCGGTAGACAATAGCAAAGCGTTGTACCTGTATGGGGAATCACCTATACGTGTTTGAACAAAGATTGCTGGTCTCCATTTATGTTCATCTTGGTTACGCACAAGAACCTTATCGAAGGTCTTGAATGATGTCTGCTCCTTGCTCTTTTTCCAGAGAGTGTAAGCCTCTTGGAACAAACTGGCTTCATCCTCTTTTGCTTCTCGAAGTTCCTTGTTTGTACTTATGCGAAGGTCAAAAGCCTGATCGGTAACGAAGTTCTCGGTCTCAATCTCATACTGATTGCCGAATGTCAATGTGTCTTGGCTCTCGTTCTTGGCGATGAGTTCGCCTATAATGGTCAACACGCCATCCTCGTCTTCTTCGCAGAAGACGTAAAGGTTGCCAAGTTCGAAACATGGCATCGTCTGTATGTTGTTCTGTTCCATATTGTCCACCCACTCTTTTTGTGCTCTTTCTAAATCATAGAAAGCCAACATTCCATTATCGGAAAATGGTAACTTGTCTATGCTATCCATAGCACGTTTAATATACTCAATAGCTTTTTCTTTGCTCATTGCTTATTCTCCTTTGCCTTTAAGTATCTTCGCTTGAAACTTTTGAACTGTCTGTTTATAGCATAAGCCTCTTCATTGAAGCCTTCCTCTAAAGTACCAGACATAGCCATAATGGATTCTGTTGCTTGGAAGAAAGCTTCAAAGTCCTTTTCTGTTACATTCATTTTTGCCATATTATCTTCTTTTATAAGATGGTTAGTTAATCTACTTTTCATTCACACGGCAGTTTCTCCTGATGCTGCACGTACATCTTGTATTTAAGACAATACATGCCATTGATGCAGTTACGTCCATCTTGACACAGGAGGCACTTACGAGCAGCATAGGTGCTCTTACTTCTGGAATCGCTCATAATAGTAGGTTACTATCTGATGTTCAGTAGGCTGGAAGCCATTTCTAGTAGTAAGCGTATCTACTATCTCATCATAGGTGCTCTGAGGCATCTGTGAAATGAGGTTCTCATCATGAATGCCCTGTGAGAGTTTACTGAGGCAGAGCCATCCAAGGACTAGCCAGATGGCAATGCAGAAGAAGATCTTAATTGTTTTCATAACTTTATCTTTTTATATTGTTTATATTTGCGGTAGGTAAAGGGATTCGAACCCCGTGCCCGGCTGCTTAGTCCTTCTTCGCAGTCTTTTTTGATTAACACCCAGAACTAAGTAATTTAAACGTTATAACTTGAACATCGCCCCCAATGGGCAAAGCAACTGTTACCTACCATAGTTTCGCATAATTTGTACTAATCAATATCAGCCTTATATCTATCCTAAAAGTAAAATCTTATTTGGGACACAGATAGTCTTGAACTTGGCAGGCACAGGCTTCCAGCTCTGATACTTTGTATTCGTGGCGAGTAATCTTGCCATTACTGCCTCTTGCGAAATCCTTCACCTTTCCTTCACGTTTCCATCGCTCTACGTTTTTTCTTCCGTAGATGTCGTATGCCTTGGCTTGTGTGAGGAACGGACGTTTACCCACAGCCTTGCAGACTTCTTCTTTCACAACGTTACGTATGGCTGACAGGAATGTATCAAAGGATAGCATCTTATCTGCAAACTGGATTTGTACTACTTCGTTCATGACTATTGTTTTTATTTTGTTCTTGTAACTGTGATGATCTCTTTCTCCCGGTTGATTTTGGTTCTGAACTTACGACAGTAAATTACACCTAATTCCGAGCAGGTTGTCTTGATCGTCCTCATTCTCTGAATGGGAAAACTGATTGATTTACCCAACTCCAGCTCTCTGATCTGAGGTCTGAGTGGTACTTTTTCTTCTGACATATTGCTTGAATTTAATTATTATTTAACTAGTTCGAAATCGTAAACGAAAACGAGAGGATTGCTGTCCCAGTGGAGGTGTAGCTTACAGCTAAGCATCTTGTATGCTTCGATAGGAGTTCTGTACCACCATTTCTTACGTTTTCTATCGTTAGTGGCATCGGATGAATAGGAATCATGAAACCAGGGCACGTGACTACAGATGATTCCTTCCTTCATGCAGTCATCGGTGCTGATGTCCTGTAGTCTTTCACACCAAATTTTGGTAATTTTGATTTGATGAGGCATCAAATCAGACTTCACAAACATCTTGTTTCCCCATCCTTCGGAAGTATTTATCCTTGGGTGTAGTTCTTTGATATACGGAATATCGCTGTATCTTTGTGCGACTGCTACGATTTCACCTATTTTATAAGTGGACTTTGCCACAATCTCATTTCCATCATTGATGGCGAGTTTGCCTTTGTCTTTTCCTTCCGTATAGAAACCGCAATTGCAGTAATACTTGAAAGGCTCTTTATAAGCGATTCTTCTTGTCTGAGTCTTGCGACCATCTAGAACAGCTTCGGTGAGACCGTACTGGTCATTGAACATTATCTTTTTCATACGCTTTATTTCGTTTGTTGATTCAAAACATTATTCTGAATGGTTTGCCTTTCAAAGACGGTCTCTTATCGAGAACAAACTTTAATAACTCCTCGTATCTTATCGCGAACAATGGACAATACATGTATTTCAGTGTGCATACAAATCTGTTATTGAGCATAATATCGAGGAATAGAGCTTTATTCTTTTTCATACGCTTTGCTTTAAAACAATCGGGGCGATGGGTTATGGTACACAATGGAAAGCGACTAATTTTAAATTTTCCTTACCCATCGTTGCCCGATTGAATATTTTTGTTTATCTTTGCACCGACTAATTTTAAATTTTATAGATTATGGTACAAAACATTTTTACAATTTGCAAGAAAGTAGCTACAGTTGGCTCATCAATGACCTTTGACTTTAGTGAAGAAGTTTCCAACATCACTAACCAAGGTTGGGTTATTAAGCAAGTATTTCAAAACGCCCTTACATTGAATGGTTACTCTTATATCTCCGTGACTTTTCTAGCTGAGAAAAGCGAATAACTTCTTAGCATCTTCTAATGGCTTTGGGAAGGTCTTGTTGTCTGGATATTTTATACATAGCAGCATACCTTCCCAATCTATCAGTGACGCATTGTATATCCACTCGAAGGCTTCTTCCATTTCCTTAGTATGTGATGCTCCGTAGTAGTTGTAGAGTTCTTCTCTTAGCCAGAAACGCTTTACCTGCTTTGCCTTTTCCTCGTCAATACCCTTGTAGTTAAGAAGTATTTCAAGTACAAAAAAATCGAAAGCTTCATTATATTTTTTCATTTTTCTTCAAATTAATTTGGTTCTTATCTGTTTATTTGCTAATTTTGCACCAGCAAATTATTCATGGAGTCATCCATGCTTTGGAAACCTTTGTCCATAACAACGGACTATGTTAGCCCCCTCACTGCAACGGAGGGGGCTTTTTTGTTTGCTAATGACCGTTAGCAAACAGCGGAAGGGAGGTGTTGCCAAATCACAGAAAGACAAACATCTTTTCTTTTCTATCCATCCTCTGCTTTTGCCGATTCCGGAAATATTTTATCTAATTTCTTCATTTTTCTTCAAATTTATTTGGTACTTATTTATTTATTTACTAACTTTACGGTGCAAAAGTACAATAAACTTTTTGAAAGTGTATGGTTTGGTGGGCATTATTAGTATATATTAACCCACTTTGTTGAACATTTAAAGGATTTTAATATGAATGTGCAAAGAATAGTGGACATTATAACGTCCAACAAACTTAGCAAAATTGATATTGCTTCTAGGATGAAGGTTAGTCGAACTACGTTGGATAACCTTCTGAACGGTGCTGATGTGAAGGTTAGTACAGTTGAAAACCTTGCAGAAGTCCTTGGTGTAGATGTTGCTGAGTTTTTTAGTTCAGATAAGAAAACGCCTTCTTTAGCTAACAGCAGTAATGTGGCTGATATGAATGAACTGGAGAGAGAAGTGATAGCTCTTAGGGCTGAAAATAAGGTGTTGAGGGAGATTCAGGGACTTTCTGCTAGAAGTCAGGTTCATGTAGGGTAGTAAAGCTATTTTAGTGAAATGGATGGTGTATTGCTGATCATAGTAGTTCTATGTGTTGTTGTTATTGTTGTGTTGTTACTGGGGATATTCCAAAAGAATGAACCTGTTGCTGATATGACATACTTCAATAGTACTATTAATATGCTTCGAAATCAAATAGAAAGATGGAAGGCTGATTTTACCCGGCAAGGAGAAGAATTGCAAAAGATTAAGAAGGAGAAATCCATATTGGCAGATCTGAATGCCAGGCAGGTGGATTTGATAAGGCAACTGGAATCAGATGTTGAATCAAAGCTTAAAATGATTAACAAGCAGACTGTAGAGTTATCTAATCAGAAAACTGTTGTCCATGGATTGAACTTCGAAAAAAATGAATTGCAGGATTTGAATGCCAAGCTAAAGAAAGAGCTTGATGAGGCGGAATATATTTATCGTGAACTATATGATAAGTATGAATGCGCCAAATCTGACATTAAGAATCTGGAGCAGAAAGTAGATGATTTTGATCAGATGATTAATGCAAAGAATCCATTTGATTATGTTGCCCATCTTCGTGCTCATGCTTTGGAACACAAGAACATGTATATTGATTCTAATGTAGAGGGGCTTGCTTCTTTGTTTAAATATCAATATAAGTTTGAATATCTTCTTTCTATATATCCTGAATTGGGAAAATTTAAGGATGATGATGCTTATATCAATTATATGCATGAAGAAGAGAAGAGGTGTAATATTAGAAACTGGTTGTCTGATAATGAATATTTTCAGATGACAGAACAAGGCAGAGAGCAGTTGGCTGTGGATCGCTACATTTCTGATAGTTCTAAATGGTCAGACTGGGAGAAAGGGCGCAACTACGAGATATATTGTGCCTACAAGCTTTTTAATGAAGATTACGACATTATTCAGGAAGGCTTAAATAAGAAACTGGAAGATGGTGGACGTGATATTATTGCAACGCATAAAAAGACAGGAAAGATCCTGATTGTTCAATGTAAAAATTGGAGTTCGCTTGTTCGGGAAAATGTTGTTTTTCAATTATATGGCTCGTTTGTTCAATGGAAGTTGGATAATGAAGATAAAATCAAAGGTGTGGAAGTAGAACCCTGGCTTTATATTACTTGTGACTTGTCTCCTGAAGCTATCAAATGTGCCAATTTGCTAGGTGTTAAGGTTAGACGTTTGCCTATGGATAGGTTTCCGGCCATTAAATGTAATATAAATCATAATACAGGTCATAAGATTTACCATCTGCCATTTGATAGGCATTATGACCTGGTGAAGATTAACGCCAAGGGAAAAGGCTATAAGTTCGAAATTGCCGAGGCTATTCAAGAAGGTTTTAGACGTGCGTATAATCATTAAATATGAATGAAAATGAAAGAGAATATGGTTGATTCACAAATTAAAGATATAGACAGAAAGCTGAGGCTTTCAAAGAAGTTCTTTTGCTTTGGTCTAGTGACCTTCTGCATTGGCTTCTTGATGCTTGGCTTTGCAATAGGCAGGTTGTCTTCCTCTTCTAGTAATGCTGAGGCTGATGGCTTCCAAACTGAGGTAACAGCAGGAGGCAACGTATATGTATCAGACAGTCCAGGTTCTAAGCGGTACCACAAGGACAGAAATTGCCCAGCTCTTAAGAGAACTACAGGCAAGATAACTGCTACAGATGAGGCTAGTGCCATTGATCAAGGCAAAACTTTATGTGGCTGGTGCGGTAAATGATATATGGTTAAATTTCAAATGGATTAAGATATGAAGAAGATTTTATTTGCTCTTTCAATGTTTCTTTTGAGTGTTCCGGCAATGGCACAGAAAACATTTGAGAAGTATACTGTTGGTTATGAATCAGGAAATAAAGGTATACAGGTTGATGGTGATGATGGTGTAATAGTTGTTGTCTCTAAAAAAGATGATAGAAAGATAACCAAACATCAGGAATTTTATGTTTCGATTATTAACCAGAGTCAGAATAGATTTAACTTTGACCCATCAAAAATACAAGTTGAGGCTATTAACAAGAATAAGACTGAGTCTTGCGAAGTGTACACTTGTGATGAATGGGTGAAGAAAGAAAAGACAAGGATTCTGTTATGGGGTCCAAATAATGTAGAGGAGCAGTCTGTAAGCACTAATGTTAAAGGAGCTGATGGTAAGACTACAACCATCGAAACTAAAGCCCAGGTTGTAACCAACGCTAATGATGAGGCTAGGGCACAAGCAGAGGCAAGTATTAATAGTAGATACTTCAAGCGTGTAACTATCAATGCCGGTCAAATGCGTTATGGTATGGTTGTTGCGAAGAATCCAAAGGCTCAGAACTTGATATTGAAGGTTCCTGTTAATGGAAACATTTATATCTTTGACTTATCAAAAGAATAGAGATAGTTTAGAGAAATGCTTCAAAACTATAGTGATTATAGGATATTACTATGAGTGAACCGCTAATATTAGTCTTCTTGTGCTAATGTCTTGATTTTCTGAGATATAGCGCAAAGTTTCAGATATTAGAGGGTTATTTTAAATAAAAAATACATCGTTTGGCAAGTTTAACGTGTCAAATTGAGGTGAATGTTTAGAAATTGTTTATAGAATTTTTTGTGTATGGCAACATTTAAAGTAGTGGTACAACATCAACGTTCAGATGGACTTTATGTAGTCTATATACGTTTAACACATAAACGCAGAATAATCAACATCAAAACAGACAAGATGGTGAACAGTAAGGGTGTGGTTCCTGGTAAGCGTGAAGTGAAGGATCCGTTTGTTCTTAACTCCTGTATGGTGACGATTACAAAGTGGGTGGAAATGCTTAATAGATATGATACGGCTAATTTGTCGGCAGAACAGGTTAGAGATCTTCTTTTGGCTTCTCATGATGATCTTTGCTTTTCTGATTATGCTAGAGAATATATTGATAAGATTTCTTATACGCACCAGCAAAGAACAGTAGAATTAAATAAAGCATCTTTGGTTGCTTTGGAAAAATTCGCTGGGACTCATAAGATAATGTTTTCTCAGATGACTACGTCTTTTATACAGTCGTGGATAGATTCATTATCTTGTTTCAAGCGAGTTAAAGAGACATACCCTGTCACAATAAAAACCATCTTTAAGGCTGGACTTCTTAAATATAATGATTATGATAATGACATCATTCGTATAAAGGTGAATCCTTGGGCAAAAGTGAAGATTCCTAAGCATGATGTACCTGAGAAAAAAGCTATTACCATGGAGGAGTGTAGAGCGTTTTTTGCCATTAATGTAACCCAGAAGGCTAGAAAGATGGCTCAGGATATTTGCAAAATGACGCTTTGCTTAGCAGGAATTAATGGTGTTGATCTCTATAGGATGAAGAAGACTGCCTATTATGATGGAATTTTGCATTACGAGCGCGCTAAGACGAGAACAAGAAGAGAGGATAAGGCTTATATAGAAATCAGAGTTCCCGACATGTTAATTCCTACCATTGAGAAATATCTAAGTGATGAGAAAGATGAGTATCTTTTCAAGTTTCATAAGATGTTTCTTAATGATAGAAATTTTGTTGCAAGCCAGAGTCACGAGATTCGTTTAATCTGTCTTAATTATCTTGGAATGAAACAAGGTGATAAAACATATTCTACCTATACCTTCAGGCACACATGGGCAACTATTGCTCAAAATGATCTTGGAGTTAGTTTCGATGATGTAGCATTCGGATTAAATCATGTTAATAGGCATAAAATCACTATGGGATATGTGAAACCGGATTTTTCAAAGATATGGGAGATAAACGAGAAAATTGTTGAGAAGGTGTTTTTTACTAACGACAAGAGCAAACGCCTGGAGGAACATCATCTGCCTGTATTCGATAAGGTAGAGGAAAACTTTGAGTTGTCAGCTGATGCTTACTTTATGGGTGAGGTTGTGGCTCATGTGGATGGCAAGGGCTATCGGAACACAGATGAGATAATAGAACAGCTCATGGACAGCATAAATGATACTGTGCCTAAGAACTGCACGATACAGATCAAGGTGAAGAATATCACCAAGGACCAGACGAAGTACTTTGAGCGAGTCAGGGACATAAAATAGCTATTTTGTGTTAATACAGATTAAAATTGACCCAATATAAGTTAAAATAGAGCGTTTTTGTTCAATAACCAAGTCAAGGGTAGTCTTCTCTAAAGTTGAAGAAAATTTAGAGAGGGCTACCCATTTTTTATAATTAGCCATTATTAACAATTTTGAGATTTTTGATGTTGATAGTGGCTTCTTGTTTCTCAAATTTCTCTTCCAACTGCATGAAAGATTCCTCCACAGATAAGTTTCTGGATTCATCATTATTGAACGATACAGACTGCAACTTAGGAGCCACGTATGGAAGGAACTTAGCCACCATCGCCAGACGTCCGGCAGGCTCTTGAATCTGCATGAGATCCGTGAAAAGGGAATAGTTCTTCTCATTGATGCCATTGATGTAGCCAGTAAGAGCATCACGGAGGCTTTCACGCACGCTTTTAGTTACCTTATTAGGTGTGCCAGCCTTACGTCCGCCAGTCTTCTTCCTCTTTGGCTTCGGCTCATTATTATTGTCTTGTTTTACTGCCATATTCTATTGATTTTTAATGTTTACTGATAGTTTTCGGGTGCAAATATAGAAAAAAAATACGAAACTTGGTGTTCAAGTTGCGGAACTTATCACAGATAGGTAAGAAAAACGCATTACTTTTGAACAGTTTAAACATTAAAATTCGAATTTTATGGGAATTATTGGAAGTATTGCTGGTGGACTGACCTCTGCTGTAGGTGGTGCTCTAGCAGCTAAAGCAAGAAACAAGGGATATAATGATTATATCAACATGTTTCAAGACCGTATGCAACAGGTGAAGGATCATCGTGACAACTTGTATTATCAGGATCCTACTCAGTCAGCGGAGAATCAGGTAGCCGTGACCAATGCCCAGAAGGTATTGGATAATGCTACAGCAACCGCAAAGAACACCAATATTGTTAGTGGTGGATCTGATGAAGCGGTTGCGCTGAGTAAGCAGGCTGCCCAGGAGCAGGTGGGTAAGATGATGCAAGAGGCTGCTGTACAAGGTGCTCAAACAAAAGAAAACGTGTGGAATACTGCTGATTCGCAGATAGACCAGATGACTAACTACATCGCCACAGCCAAGAAGGAGAAGGCTCTTTCGACTGCTCAGGGTATCACGGATGCAGCTGGTGGCTTGGCTGGAGCTGCAAGTAAATTGCCAATTTAAGGAAGGAGGTAATTATGGGATTTACATTAGATGATTTAACTTCTAAACGCCCGGCTACTGCCGTTACTCCTGTTACTAATTTCCCTGATGATAATGCGGTGAAGCCGGAGTTTGCAGTACCAGTTCAGACAACTAATACAGAACCGGGAAAGGGTACAGCCATAGATACGACCGGTATTACTAAGAATGGTGGCAAGGAATCTTTTGCCCAGCAGCCAACCGAGGAAGTTACCAAGGTGGAGCCTAACCAGGGTATCAAGATTGACTGGAGTAGACCTTATAGCGAGATAGAACAGAATCCTATCTTGCAGCAGATGAAGCCTTATGACATTATGAGGGATTACCAGAAGAATGGTGATGGAAACTGGTCTACCTTCATGCCTTGGCTTTCTTCACTTGGTGATGCCGATAAAACTGTGGCTGCAAATGCAGCTCTGCAAAAGAAGGCAGAGAATCAAGCCAAATGGGAACAATGGGGAAATCTTTTCATGCACTTGGGTAACTTCTTTGGTACAGTTCAAGGTGCTCCATCGCAAAAAATAGAATCTGCACAAGAACTTACTGATCGCCAACGCAAGATAAGAGAGGCTACTGAGGCTCTTCGTGCCAAGGGATATAACCAGTTGATGGTGAATATCTATAAGGACCGTAAAGACAAACAGGCACAGATGCAGGCAGAGGCTGCTGCAAAGGCAAATGAGGCACTGGCTGCTTATCGTGGTTCACAGAAGAATCAGACGGATGCTCTTACTCCTGTAAAGGTTCAGACGGAGAAGGAGAGAGGCAATGCTGCTGCTGCACAGGCTGCACTTAGTACATCGAAGAAGGAAACTGAGGATGCTTTGAGAGGTAAGAAGGGAAAATTACTTGATGCTCAAACTAATAATGCCAATGCCGGAGCTGCTGATCATAATGCTAGCGTTAACGTTAAGGGAGCGCAAGTTAGGCATATTAATTCCCAAACAGAGGGACAGAATCAGAGGAATGCCAACCAGAAGGAGGCTGATGATTTCAACACCAGGTATGTGAACGACCCTGTTTTCAAGAAACATGTAAACCAGTGGGCCAAGAATAATGGTATGGCTATCGGTGGTAATGATGGCCGAGGTGGCACTTGGGCGAATGAGAAGAATCGCCAGCAGGCATCTAGATGGGCTAAGGCTCAGATGAAGTTTGACCGGACTCCTCCTTCTCGTAAAGGTAGTGGTGGCAGTAAAGTCCCTCCTTAACGTAGAGGAGGTAGTAAGGTTCCACCATCAAGGAGAAGAAAGTAACTGATTATTAATCAAAAAAATAAGATAAGGTATGTTTGACGAGCAAGACAGACAATATTTTTATAATGAGTTCAAGAACAATGGCTATGAAGTAGGTAGCTATGATGACTTCAAAAAGGACTTGAACAACGAGGAAGATCGTAACTGGTACTACAATGAGGCCAAGAACATGGGGTATGATGTGGGAACACAGGCAGACTTTGACAAGATGGTGCTGGAGCCAGCTCCATCTACTTCTGGTGGTGGTAAGCAGGTAGATGCTTCTGCTACGACTCAGAGTGTAGAGCAGAAGGCTTCTACTGAAACTAAGCCGCAGGTGGCTCAACCAGCAAAGAAGCAGGAAACAACAGACAAGGTTCCTGGTCTTATAGCAAAAGTTTTGGATATGATTCCTACTGGTGTTCAGACGAGCAACGGAACATATCAGCCATCACCAGAGATTCCTCAGCCAGTTGTAAAAGGTGAGGAAATGCCAGTGAAGGAAGAAACTTCTTCTTCATCATCAGCTAATGCGGCTTCTCCTGAATCTAAAGAGGCGGCTCCTGTTACGACTCCAACCGGTGTGGTGAATAATGAGGGGTTGATGGATGCCAAACTTGCCAACTATATTGAGGACTGGAAGCAGAGACCGGATAAGCAGAGTACTTACTTTGAGAATTTGGTTGCCGACTTGTTGGCTGATGGTACTGCCAATAGCAATGAGGAGGCTGTGAATATGGTGATGCCTGCTTTGCACAGATATGCCAATCGCTCTGCCATGGACGTTACCAACCAGGTAGTATCTTCTTTGCCTGATGATACTGTGCAGGATGCAGAGAAGAGTATTGAAGCGCAATGGTATAGCCATGGCGTGCAGGATAAGTTGAAGCAGGAGGCATATAACATGGGTATCAGCTATGATGACTATGTGGGACTGTTCTTGAAGCCAGCTATGGTACAGAGTTTGGTTAACAAGTATGGTCCGAACTATCGTGACATCGCTGAGGGTATTGCTACACGCCTCTATTCTCACGATGAGAATGTACAGGACAGACTGATGAATCAGGACATCAATGATGCGCTTTCTGACGTTATCAGCAAATATACCAGTACATCTGTAGCTAAGGCTATTCAGGACGCAGAGGCGGCTTCTAATGCACAGATGGCGAAGTATAATGAGCAGTCTAAGTATGTGGATGCTGCTTCTCCTTTTGCTATTGGTGCTATCGCTGAGGCAAACAAGACACGCGACCCTCAGAAGATTCTGAGCGGTTTGCAGCAGAAGTTTGGCAAGCTCTACCGGAATCCAGAGTTCCTGAATGATATGAGCAATGCGGCATTTAAGGTGATGCAGCGATATGGCATGAATGGCACTCTTAGTGGTGATCCTAAGCAGTTCAAGCCAATGATCAATGCTGCCATCAAGAATGAGTTGGATCAGTTGGAGGTGAAGGGCATGATACCTAGAGGTAGTGCAGACTATATCCTGAAGACAGGTATAGAGAACACCATCATCGGCAAGGTATCTCGCAAGATTATGCAGACGGACTACCAGAACTGGCTGGAGGATATTGCCAATCAGCAGTATCATCCGGGCTTCTGGGAGAACGTGGCTAGTGGTGCTCTGACCTTTGCAGGTGATGCCTGGAGTTATTGGCTGCCGGGAGCCGCAGGTGGCAAGTTGACTAAGAGCATGGTAGCCAAGGCAGAGGGTAAACTGGCTGGTGACCTCATGGCTAAGGGTATGGAGCGTAGGGTGGCTGAGCGAGTTGCCAAGGTGCTTATCGGTAAGAGTAAGGCCGCGGCTTTGAAGAGTGGAGCCGCGCATGGTGCTGTTACCTTTGGTGGTCAGTCTGCAATCTCGAAGCCTATTGATGAGATTTATCGTACAGGTCAGTTCGATGAGAATGGCAAGATTTACAATCCTTCTGTGGGTAAGGTTATTGCCAACACTTTGGGCGAAGTGGCTAAACAGAGTGCCGTAGGTGCTATCATGCAGGGTGGAACCATCGCTAACATGGTAGGTAAGGGCAGAGGCTTAGCTACCAATATTCTTGCTGATATTGGTGGTAAGGTTGTGGATTCCGGTATTATGACCGGTCAGCAGTTGTTGGAGCGTATGGCGCACGACCCGAATTTCAAGCCTACCGGCAAGGATGCTGCTGAAACTTTCTTGGAGAGTGGTGCTAATCTTTTGTCTATTGGTTTCCCTGGTTTTGTGGGCAAGTATGCCCGATTCAAGGATGCGAGGGAGTTTAACAAGAAGTTTGACTTTACTGATCAGGATATTGCCGAGTTGAAACGATTCGGCTATGATGGTCTTCGTGATGCTTTTGAGAAGATGGGCATCGGGGAGTATGCTGTGGTTGGTGAGAATGCTCAGCGACTTGATGGGCAGTTAACCCAGAAGTATATGGACCTGATGAACGACAAGAGCGTACCGGAGGTGTTGAAGGCTAAGATGATGGCAGTTGTAGAAGGCAAGCGCCCTTCTTCTTTCTCGCCTATTGTAGATTCCATCATCGTGCAGCCAATGGATAATGGTGGCAAGGTTTATCTCGAAACCTTAAATAAGGATGGCGGTATTGTTGAGAGAAAGGAGTTTTCTTCTCTTGATGAGGCTCAGAAGGCAGATAAGAAACTGGAGTATGAGAAGACTCTTGGTTTGGCTTCTGTGCTGGAAGGTGAGTTCCACAATGAGTTTACGCAGGAGCATCTTGATGGCTTATACAACAAGGCAGCCCAGAAATACAATATGGGTGAGAAATTGACAGATGAGGATAAGGCAGCGGTTTATCTTCATCAGAATGCTGGTTCCATCAAAGACATCATGGATAAGCAGCAGAAGGGTATTATCCTTACTGACGAGGAGCAGAAGCAGGTTAACGCCTACCGTCATTATTATGACAGTGCTCTGGAGAATAGTTCTGTGATGAGGGAGTTTGTCAACACGTTTGAGGATTCCCATGGCGTGGCGCGCGGTACACTTCGTAAGGCTTTGGAGTCGAAAGATAAGAAATATGCACCTTTGGTTGAGTCTTATCTTAAGGAACTTTACAATTCCATTGAACTGAAACGTGAAATGAAGCAGATAGAGGATGATAAAAAACGTATAGAGCAGGGCGATGTTGATGGCGCAAAACCAGCTACTCCTGTTGAGGGACCTGCTTCTGTAGAGGGTTCAGCTGGTGGTCAGGAGCCTCCTGTTTCAGAGGAACCTGCTCCATATCAAGACCGTACCAACTCCGTACCAACTCCGAGTGATGCAGAAGTTGCTGCAAACCCTGCAAACTCTGCTGCTGAGGGTGCAGGAAATGAGCCTAAGGTTGCAAACTCTGATGCTTTTGTTATGGGACAGAATGCCTATAAGAATGGGGATTCTGAGGCTTTGCAGGCTATCGACTATAATAGCGATTTGGCAACAGGACGTTTGAAGCGAGCGTTTGCTGATAACGAGAAGATGCCTGAAATTGTAGCCAATGCCTATAATGAGGGTAGAGATATGGAGCAGTTTGTGGCTCAGCGTGCCAGTCTGACCCCGGCACAGAAAGAGGCTATCAGTAAGTATGTGGAGGCTATGGATGCCAAGAAGGGTGCTATTGATGCTCTGCAGCATGCTGATGATGGCTATGGTGAGGCGTTGAAGCAGCAGCTCTGGCCATACCAGACGGAAGACGGAAACATCGTGCCAGCTACTTTGGATAGTGGAAAACAGGTGTTCCTGAAGAAGGCCAACGAATATGGTGGAGCCTTTGTTGTCGTTCCTGATGAGCAGGGACAGGCTACAATTAAGCAGGTATCTAATGCCGAGATTAGAGAGGTGGGCACTCCTGTTTCTCTTGATGAATACATCGAAAATATGGTGACTCAGCAGAAAAATGCAAGAGCGCAGCAGTTTATCAGCCAGTTTGATGGCAGCGGTTTGAAACCGAATGATCAGGTAACAGTTGCCATGGAGGAGGGTGATGCTAATGTCAACATGACCTTTGCCGGATATAGCGAGGACGGAAAAATTGTACTTACTGATGGCAAAGATTATCTTCCTTTGTCTAAAGAAGAGTTTGCAGCATGGCGCAAGAATGCGCTCGACAATACCATTAATGAGCATTTGGATGCCGAGGACGTTGAACGTGAGCAGAAAGCAGCTTCTCAGGCTGAGGCTGATAAGAAACAACGTTATGCCAATGGCATCGTGGGGCTGAGCGAGGGTCAGCCGGACTATTCTTCTAAGGATTCAGATCCAAATGTGGCGGCTGAGTATCTGCAGGAGCAGTTTGGGGAAGACCATGGCAAACTTTTGAATCTGGTTAATGGCAGCCGTGATGACATAAAAACGCAACTTGCCAACAAGAGAAAGGCTGCTATTGAATATCAGAACTGGCTTGATACCAATGCCGATCTTGACCCGGAAAAAGCTAAGAAGGTGGAGGATGAGTTGAGTCTGGTTAATGAGCAGATTGCTGATCTTGATGCTCGTTTCAAGAACTGGAATACTATCCGCAACAGTGTGATGACTCCTGATGAGGTGAAAGCTATGAAGGAGGAGCGCAAGGCTGAGGTAGAGAAGGCTGGTGTTGATGAATCTGCCATCGTGCCATCTGATGATTTCCATGTACTCGTACTTGATGATAAAGAATTGAAGAAGCAATATCCAACTATGGATAAGGCTACCGACTATATTACTTCTCAGCGCAAAGACCTCTATCATACCCAGGAGGATGTGGAGCGCAAGATAAATGATGTGAATGATATGCTGGATCAGTATATCAATGGCGAAACAGAGCTGGACCCTACCCAACTCATGGAATTGAATACTACAAAGGCTCAACTGAAGACCCTGCAGACTAATTTGTCTGTTGCTGCCAAGGGTTTGAAGGCTCAGGCTAATAAACTCAGCAGACTCTACAAAACGGAAGTTAGCAAGCAGGAAATGGAGAAACTGGGCATGACACCTTCAGAGCAACGCAAGGCATTGGTGGCTGACGCGCTGAAGAAGAACGATATGAATGCTATCCATGAAATATATAAGGATGCTTCCGTTGATGTGATGGACTTAACTCCTCAGACTCTCGAAGAGGCTGTGTCAGAGTCTTTGTTTCCTCATAGCTTGAATCCAGAATCTCTTCAATATGAGTTGGGCAAGAGCAATTTTAAGTTTGGTATTGGCAAGGGGTATGATTCTAATAAGTTCAATTATCTTATTGCCAAGAAAGGAACCGGTATGTCGGTTAACGAATTTGCCGTGAGAGTATATAATGACCTTCCTGTAAACTTGCAGGATATGGGATATACCGACCAGGATGTTCGTAATGCCCTTCTTGATATGTTCAAGTCTTATGACAGCGTGAAGGAAATGAGAAATGTGGCTCTGATGAACCGCATAGCTGCTGCAGAAGATGAACTTTCAAGCGAGGAAGAGTATTACGAAGCACAGAAAGAGCGAGAAATTTTCGAAAGACAGGCAGAAATTGAGAAATATAAATCGTATATTCACGAAAAAGAGTTATCTTTGCCGTCTGAAAGCGAACTTGATCACATCTATGGGCTAGAATATGACCGCATGATGGAGATTGAGGATCGTGAACGAGAATATAAACAATATGTCAAATCAATTTTACCAGAATTAGCAGATTATGATGACAGAAGCAATGATGAAGGATATGGAGGAGGCAGTAGCCTGGGTAGCGACTCTTCACGGAGAGGAGTTGATGAAGGAAATAGCCAAGGCGAAGAAGTTGGTAACGGAGAAGCATCTTCTGAGTCCGAGATTGGAGAAGGCTCTGATAGCGGACGCAAAGGGCGACAAGAGACTGGCAGCCTGGAACGTGGCGAAGGCTCAACTGTTCGAGGCTCACATCTACCGCAAGAAGCATCCTTCGGAGAACGTTTAAAGAGTGCCATTGCCGAAACTGAGACCGAACCTACAGAGGCTCAGAAGAAGGCTGGCAATTACAAAAAAGGTCATTTGTCCTTTGGTGGCTACGATTATACCGTAGAAACACCAAAGGGCGTGACTCGCAGCGGTAAGGACGAGCAGGGTAAGCCTTGGAGCGTGACCATGCACGATACTTACGGCTATATTCTTGGTAAAATTGGCGTTGATGGTGACCATATTGATATGTTCATCAATGATGCCGCAGACCTTGATACTTTTGATGGTAACGTTTATGTTGTTGACCAGGTGAACCCAGAGACTGGAGAGTTTGATGAGCATAAAGTAATTTATGGCTATCCTTCTGAGGAGGCTGCTACAAAGGCTTATCTTGCCAACTACTCTAAAGGCTGGAAGGGACTTGGTAAGGTTACTGCTGTGCCTAAGGCTACCTTTGACAAGTGGCTGGAGTCTTCTGACCGCAAGACTAAGCCTTTTGCGGAGTATGCTATGGTACAGAAGGAACAGGCGAAATTTGACCGCGATGTGAAGGAGGTGAAGCCGGAGAATCTGACAGAGGCGCAGAGGGTGGCTTATGATGCTGTATCTGCTATGCTTAAGAAGGCTGGCATCCCGGTGAAGATTGTTAGCAATGAGGATATGGAGAAGGTGGCTGAGGCGCAGGATAATCTGGCAGTAGAAATGCTTTTGAATGATTCTCGTCTTCGCTTCTATATCAAGACTCCTGAGCAGAAGGAGGCGGCCAAGGCTGCTTATGACTGGGCTGCAAAGAACAGACCGGACAAATTTAAGCAGTATGCCATCGTCAATATGGATAATCCGAACGAACCTCCTCAGTACTTTGAGAAGAAGGACTTAGCAGAGAAGTGGCGCAAGTACTATACCAATGCCTGGAAGATTGGAAACTACAAGGCATTTAATCTGAATAAGCCTTTTGAGGAACAGATCAAGGACGTGAAGGGTGATGTTCCTAGTGAGTTTGACCCTTATAAGGCAGAATCTCTGCTCAATAAGAGAATCGAGTTAGAGAAGCAGATTAAAGAAACCGAAGATTCCTATAATGCCAAGAAGAAAGAGCGCGCAGAGTATCAAAATCAGTTAATGCAGGACTATATGGATCAGCATGGCTTATCTTCTGAGAACGATATTCCAGATGATGTTTGGACTGACTACAGGGATAAATCCTTTGAAAAGTATCAAGATACACTTGATGACTTGTTCCATAAGTATGTTGAGTTAGATAATCAGTTGAAGGCTGTTGCTGAGCCGGGAGTGCAGTATTTGAAGGGTAAGGGTGTGGTTTATGGCTACACTGATGGCAAGGAGATTGTGCTGAACCAGGAGCATCTGAATCCCAATACTCCTATTCATGAGTATCAGCATCTTTGGCGTACTGCTGCCAAGGAAATGAATCCGGAACTTATAGAGCATGGTGATAAACTCATCATGCAGACCCAGCTATTTGCCGATTTAAAGCAGGATCCTAACTATAATCATCTGACAGATGAGCAAATTTGCGATGAGGCTTTTGCTCGTTTGACCGGTGAGGACGGAGCTGCCATCCTGGAACAGATGGCTAAGGATGCTATCAAGGAGAATCCGCTTGATACAGCCAAGGAACTGAGTGTTATCAATAAGTTGAAGGAGTGGCTGAAAAAATTCTGGTATTGGACTCTTGATACATTTACGAAGTGGAAGCCTGAGGACATTAAGAAAATGACCTTGGAGGATATTCGTAACCTTGTGTTGAGAGACTTGGCGAATGGGGTGGACCCACGTACTAAACTTCATGAGGCTGAGAATGCTGATGACATCAAGTTTATGGGTTCTACTACCAAGAAACGTATGAAGAATGTTGCTTCACAGTTTGAAGGTCGAGAACTTGATAAGGCTCAGCAGGTTGTAGCTGATGTTTATTCTGGTAAAGATAATAATAAAGATTTTTCATTTACTAGTGGTGGAGCAGAAAGAATTATGGTTATGCGACAGGGAAATGATGATCATGCTGGAACTAAACATAGCTTATATCGTCACTTTGGTGTAAACAAGAATTATATCACTGTTGATGATATTCTTTCACTTCCAAAAATGTTGAACGTTTCTACTCGCAAACCTAGTAAAAAAGGAACGATAGAATACTCATATACAGATAAAGAGAGTGGCGTTACTTATACTGTGGTAACAAAACCTGTGGGAAATAAGGAACATTTTCAGAATTTCTATTCAGATAGAAAAGCAAATCCATCAGATGCGTCCCATGTTGCAGAAGGCAACACTTACACTCCGGAAGGAGCACGCAAAACCGATGGAAATGCTTTTATGCGTGCAAAGGTAGATAATAATTCTGAAACCGCCAAGGAAAATGGCGAAAATTTATCTGTGGAGGATAAAATAAAGGCTGTATCTCAGCAATTTGGGGTTGATGAGGCTGATGTGGCGATGTATGCCAATGCTATCAAGAAGGGTTCTACTGCTGAGGCAGCACGTGCCAGAGCCAATATTAGGCGTCACTTGATGCAGGTAAATGAAGATAACATTTCCTCTTTGAAGGATATAGCTAAGTACACCAAGCCTGTAAATAATGCCTTGAAGGAGAACTTTGGAGACCTTGATGCCATGCTTGAGGAGCGCAGAAAGCAGGTAGAGGCTGAGCGTAACGCCATGGAAGCCGCTAGAAAGAGAGCTGAGGAAGAGGAGGCCAAACGGCAGAAGCACCTGGAGGAACTTTCTCTGATTCCTGATGATCAACTTGACAAGCAGTATATGGATGCTCTTGCCAAGGGTGATGATGCTACTGCCAGGGAAATGCTTGATGAGGCTGCCAGACGCAAGGGGTATGATGATACCGAAAGCGCATATCAGGGTGTAGGTGCCTGGGCTGCACCGGGGAACCCTGGGTATGAAAGTGACAAGGCGAGACGTGACGATTGGGAATCCAGTGGCTCGGATGTGAACCTGGAGGATATTGCCTTGGGCTATACTCCTCAGCCGGATGATTACTTCTCTCACCCTGAGCGTTATTCTCAGAACACTCCTCATGGATTGGAATCAGTGAAAGCTATTAATGCAGCTATTGATGCTATTAAGAATGGCGAGAAGGATGTTAAGGTAAAGGTTTATCGTGCTGTTCCTACTTCCGTGAAGGAAGGTAAGTTACGTAATGGTGACTGGGTTACTCCTTCTAAGAAATATGCCGAAATGCACGGAACAAACCGTCTGGAAGGCAAATATCGTATCATTGAGGATGAAGTGCCTGCAAATCAACTGTGGTGGGATGGTAATGACGCAAACGAGTTTGGCTTTGATGATGGCAAGGCTTATAAATACAAGAATGCCAAGAATAATAGAAAGTTGAACGACCTTGTTACCTATGATGATAATGGTGACGTTATTCCTCCTTCTAAGCGTTTCAATTCTCGCAAGCAGGATGTTCGCTTCCATCGTGTGACTGAGCCGGAGGAACTGGATAGGCTGAATAAGGAGAAGACTTTCCGGATGTATAGCGGAATGCAGGAGGTGGATGGCAAGCTCTATTCGCCTATGGCAGCTATCATTGATGGCAAGCGTACCGATGCTACAGAAATTGGTGCCTGGATGGGGGCTGATGAAAGACCGGACCTTGTGAAGAACGGAAAATTCCAACTTGTAAAGACCGATAAGAACCCTGGGGCAGGAGAAGGTCCTGTGCCAGCTGCTTACAATCCTTACATGCACACTTCAACTTCGGTGATGAACGACCAATTCTCTGGTGCTTACGCTAGAGGTAACATCAAGGTTGTGGAATGGGAGATTCCGGAGAGCGAGAAGACGAGCGGTTATCATGCCGAGGGAGCAAAGGACTCTGTGGGCTTGGTACCTTGGACTTCTGGAACAGTGAACAGTCTTCTGCCTAAGGACAGACAGAGAAGCGTGATGCTATCTCGTTGGAGAAAGGCAGTGAGAATTGTGCCTGACGAGGAGGTGGCTGAGAAAATCGCTGCACAACTGAGCGGTACAGGCTTGGCTATTCCTTGGAATGTAGTTACCCCTAACCAGTTGAGAGAGCTTGCCAAACTTGGTGTGCCTATCACGACCGTGGAGCAAGGTAGACAGAACCCAGAGGTTAAGGAGAAGTTCCTGGAGCAAATGGCAGATTTGAAGAAGGAATTTCCTCAGGCTCAGTTCGTTGACGTGAAAATGACCAAGGACGCTTTCAAGGAATGGGGCGGTAAGGGTATCGTGAAATCTCCTATCATGCAGCAGAAGTTGAAGAAGCACCCTGATTCTCTGATGAAGGCTGGAACCTACTTTAGCGGTGGTGGACTGGTAGAGGAAGGTTTGAAGGGTATCATCGACCCAGTTGTGGCTGTGGAATATGACCGGAAGATAAGCGGCGTATATCGCAATAACTTCGGGCAGCATATTGTTACGGCTGACGTGAGAGACGTGGATCCGAAGGAACTGGTGAAGCATATTGATGGTGAGGTAGAGTATTTCCATGCTTCGCCTGTATGCAAGAACTATTCGCAGGCCAAAAGTAATAGTGGAGAGGTGGAACTTGACAAGGAGACTGCCAAGAGTACTGCCGAGTTCATTGATGCCGTGAAGCCGCGAGTGGTGACTATCGAGAACGTGAAGGGCTACAAGGACTCTGAGGCGATGAAGATTATCACCAAGACACTTGATAAGAATGGCTATACATGGGATTCTGATGTGTATAATGCCGCAGACTATGGTGGCTATACCAGCAGGGAACGACTGATTATTAGAGCCGTGAAGGACGGAGAACTGCCTGAAAAGCCAAAGAAGCAACCACGCAAGGGTGGATGGCTAGAGGCTGTGGAGGATATTCTTCCTACCCTGACGGTGAAGGAAAGCGGTGTGGCTCCATGGATGGATGCCAGATTGAAGGCTGACGGAATCGACTGGCAGAAGGTGGAGAAGCCTCTTTATGTAATGGGTAGTGCTTATGCCGATGGCAAGATTCCTCATGCCTATGGGGATGACATTCTGCCTACGCTGAGAACCAAGAGTGGTGATGTGATCATCATGCCGGGTGGAAAGGTATTGCGTGCAGATGGCAGGGTATTGGCTAGGATTACCGGACTGGGCGATGACTATAAATTGCCTAAGACGGAATCTTTGGCACATACCATCATTGGCAATGGTATTCCGGTGCAGTTGACCCAGGGCGTGATTGCTCCTCTGCTGAATAAGGATGACTTGTCGGGCAGAAATGTATTGGCACGACTTGGCAGCTCTATCTTCAAGAACAACTGGGATGCAGACAAGCAGAAACAAGTGAGTGACCGGGTAGTGAACACTGCCAACAAACTGGGTGGTGCTGAGGCTACAGTTTACACTTCTGTGGATGAGGTTCCAGATGCTTATCTGAGTGATGTAAAGAATGGTGCTACCGGCTGGTATGACCCTACTACACACACGGTGCATGTTTATCTGCCTAATTGTGCTGATGCCAACGAGGCTGAGAGAACGGTGCTTCATGAAAAGATAGGCCATGAGGGTATGGAAGTACTTCTTGGTGGCGAAGATGGCGTGAGAAAGTTCGCCAACTTCGTTTATCGTTCCGTAGGTAAGGATGTTCGAGGCAAGATTATTGACTTTGCCAACAAGTATGATCCGGACTGGAAGAACCCTGACCGCATGAATGTGGGAACGCAGGAGTATATCGCTCATTTGGCAGAGGATGGCCCTAAATCAGCAGAGGACTTTACTCTTTGGACTAAGATTAAGCATTACCTTATCAAGTTGCTGAAGAAGTTGGGTGTTCGAGTGCCGGGACTTCTCAATGACAAGGATTTGAGATACTACCTGATGAAGGCTGGCAAGGCTCTCCATGTATGGGACGAAATGCCTCAGGAGAAGCAGGAAGCCATGATGAAGCAGGCTAGCAATGCTGAAATCAAGGATGCGCTGGGTGATGGTGCAGGTAAGGGCAAGCCGAGACAGAAGAAGGGCGAAAGCACTATTCAGTACATGAAACGTGTACAGGAGTGGCGCAAATGGCAGAATGCACGCGAGGATAAAGAGAACCCAGAGCCTCCAATGTTCTACGATATTGATAAGGATGAAGCAGGTAAGAAGGAATGGGCAAAGCTCAATAAAGACTGGCGTGAACGCCACCACCTTGTTGGCGAGGAACCTACTGGTATGCCTATCCGAATGGAAGGTGAAGAGGATGATGCCTACATGAATCGTATTCATGAATATGAGAAATGGCAGGCAGCCATGAAGGACCAGGAAGACCCTTTGCCAGATATGTTTGCCTTCGAAAAGAAAAAGCAGGAGGAGGTGAAACGCAAGTATGAGGACTGGCTGGTCAAACATGATCTGCTGGAGCAGCAACAAGCCGATCTGGACTTGTATGAGGGTAAGATTTACCCAGCAGAGACCAATCCGAAGGCTGATGCACTGGAGCAGCAAGTGATGCAGGATTTGGCAGAAGTGACCAGTACTGATGTGAGCAAGGAAGGTGCAGCAAAGACTGTGAAGCATGCGGTTATCCATCGTAGAAAGAATATGGAGGAGGCTAGTGCTGATGATGCTATCTATATCAATGATGTGAAGAACAGAATCGAGAAGATGGCTGATAGCGGTGTTTTTGACAAGTTGCTATCTGATTACAAGGGAAAGAAAAACCGGGCAGAAAAACTGGCTGAGACTATACCTTATATAATAGAGGCTCCTAGACGTTTGCGTGACATGGCGCACAATCTGAATGCCACTGGTGTCTTTGATAAGGGACATATCCATATCCAGCCATCTGATGTTGAGGCTATCCAGCCATACGTGACAGACTTGATTACCGAGACAGCAAAGAAGCATATAGAGATTAAAAAAGGCAAGGAGATAGAGGTATACGATGATCCTAAGGCTGTGAGCGAGGTGGCAAGCAAGATGGCACAGGCTATCAATGCCAATCACCAAGGCGAAGAAGGTTTTGTTCCATGTGATGGAACGGACATCCTCAGTAAACATGTTTTGAAACTCGTAAAAGAGAGGGTAGTGCCAGGACGTATCAATTATAAGGAACTTTCTCCTGAAATGCAGGCTGCCATTGATTCCATCCGTGACTGGTATAACTATACCTACGACTGGTTAATGGATAATCATGCTTTGAAAGCTGGCACTGGTTATAATGTTGACTACGTAAATCATATTTGGGATAAAGAGAAATCTGATCCTGAGGCGTATGCTACCTTTGTGGAGAACAGACAGCGCACGAAGAGTCCGAATGAGAAGCCGAGAACCATCAGCACATTAATGGAAGGTATTTATGCCGGACTTGTGCCAAAGACTACCGACATAACGAAAATGATGGCCTACTACAGCAGAAGTAATATTGAGGCTTGGGCTAACAAGACCATGTTGCAGGAGTTGACCGGACTGAACGTGATAGAGCGGAATGAAAAAGGAGAGGTAATTTCTACTGATCCACTACTTTCTTCTTCTGCTCCATTCAATTTGGAGCAATATAAGTACTTTGAGATTCCGGGCGTGGGACCTGTGTGGGTGTATAATGTATCGCCTAAGCAGGTGAAGGTGAAGAATCCTATCACCGGCAAGGAGAAGGTGATCTATAGTGAGGCTAGTGCCGGTGACAGATTTGGTGTTGTGTTTGATACCTATCAGTCATCCCCATTCTGGAAAACCTTTGATACGCTAGCTTCTAGTGCCAAGAAGTTGGAGCTGGGCTTTAGCGGTTTCCATGCCGGAGCCTTGACCGAGGTCTATATGGTGCAGAATATGGTGGAGTTTGGTCCTAAGAAGGCCATGGCCAACTTTATGAAGTATATCTTTGCAGATACAGCCAAGAACCATGAGTTGCCTTGTTTTGCCAATCCTGAGGATTTTCAAGAGGCTGCTTCCCATCTGGTGAAGTTCGGAGCGACCAACGACTATGCTGCAGCGGATGTACAGAACATGTTTGACAACATGCGCAATGCGATGATGAAGGTGCAGGAGAAGTTGAAGGACGGAAATGGAATTTCCGGAACGGTGGCTAAGGCTTCTATGCCATTGACGGTGGCAACGCAGATGCTTTCGCTCATCAATAAGGGCATGGATGTAGCTTTGTGGGATTTCCTTCATGACGGACTGAAACTTGCTACCTATCGTATGAGGGCAGACAAGACCAAAGAGCGTGCCAAGAAGAAGGGATGGAGTGCCGAGGAACTGAACCGTGCTTTAGATGAAGACGGTCAGTTTGTGAACGATATGTTTGGTGGGCAGCACTGGGATGTGTTGGGAGCCAGCCATCGAACCTTGCGCTATGCAGGACGAGTTCTTCTTTCTCCAGACTGGAATGCTTCTACTACTCGACACTTCCTGGCATTAACCGGATTTGGTTCTATCTGGAATGAGGCAACCTTTGAGAACTTCAAGCAGTATTACAAGAGGCTCAAACATAAGGAACTTACACCGGAGGATGAAGGCAGAAGAAGCAGACAGATTTCTGCACTCCTCTGTTATGGTATCGGATTCATGGTATTCTATGAGGGTATTGCCAATGGCATCAATGCTGCCTTCCGTGCCATGGACGAGGAGAAGGAACGCAAGAAGGCTGAGGAGATCAGGAAGACCAACCCTAGCTATAAGAGCATGTATGAACTGGCTTATGGTGACGAGGGTATGAAATGGTATGACTATCTGATGAGAGGCAACAGCCTTGGCCAGCAGAGCAAGATCTTCTTAGGCAGATATGAAGATGGTACAGAAATGTATGTGAGACATGGTAAGCAGTTCCGTGAGGTTCCTGAATACCTATTCAACCATAAGGGAGAACTAGAGTTCCCTGGTCCAATGGTTCAGAGAATGATAGGTAAGGCTAACCCTATGGTAAGAATGACGCTGGATGATATTAATTATCTGAGCGATTTCCAAGCCAGCCATGCTGATCAGGAGATTCAGCGCAAATATGGCAAGACCATCGGACTGCTTTATAAGGATGCTTTGTACTGGGCACCTTTCCTGATTCCGAGCCAGGAGAACAAGGAGTTCAAGGCCGTGGATTTCTTCTTCCCATCTAGCAAGGGTTTCTCTCCATGGAAGGCTCAGAGTTACTTCAAGGACTTTATCCTTAGCGGTGACATGGAGGGCGTGGTGATGACCTATCAGAGCTGCCAGCGCAATGGTATCGACCCAGAGGCTCAGATTAAGGCTGCCATCGGTTCGGTGAAGGCACTGGAGAGTGCAGAAATGAGCGATGGAGTGACTTCCTTACAGGAGGCAAGTAAACGCTTTGATGCTGCCAAGAGTATCACGGAAAAGAAGAAGATGCGCCAGAAGATGAAGAAATTCCTCTCGCAGAGTGACTACAAGGCTTTCACCCAGAAGGAGGCTCTGGACATGGTGCAGGGTTATCTGAATGGTGATGAAGACTTGAAGGAAATGGAGAAGGCTGAAAGCAAGTACCTGATGAAGGCTAAGGCAGAGGACGTGACGGAGGACTGGAGAATACAGAACGTCTGGAACGGAACCATTGAGACTTATCAGGAGTATCAGCGTTTGAAGGATGTTGATAAGGCGAAGGCAAATGCCTTTAAGAACAGCAAAACCAACAAGCGACTGTTTGCGGCTAGAAAGGCTATCTCTGCTGCCAAAAAGAAGATGAACAAAGCCAAGAAGCAAATGGACGGTCAGAACGATGCTGCCAGACTGGTGGAGATTCGGAAGATCAGAAAGGAACTGCTTAAAACGTTGAACGGAATGGAGTAGCCTTCGGGCTACTTCACTCTAGGAAATGTTCTATATTTCCGAAAATAGGCTTTGGCCAATTCAATTTTATGTTCGATATTTCTACAAACAGAAAAAGGGGACTTGCTTCACAGCGAGTCCCTTTTTGATAGTTATAAAAAATCTAATTCCAAATAAATTTAAAATAGTTATGATTAATGAATCATTTGTGTGTTTAAAGTTGAAGATGTTGGAGCGATGTTATCCGAGAGAAGTACCAGATGCATTCTCTGGTTCCTTTTTCTTTGGTGATGCCCAGCGTATGTAATCAGCCATGCTGTCATCCATGCGCTGCTGTTCACTCTTCGGATTCTCCTTCTTTTTTTCGCCCCAGAGCCGTTGGACGATGCTATCCAAACACCAGGACCAATCGCCATCGAGCGTGACGAACTTGGATCTAGGAACAACGGTAACTGTAGAATCATTCTTCTTCTCGCCCTTTTCATCTTTACCTTCTGGTGATTCACCCTTTGCGGTGATAGAGGTAAAAGGAACATTATTTTCCTGAAGGAACTTTTCTACATCATCTTTTTTGCTATCGCAGAGTTTGATGTGGATAGCAACCTTGTGCTTATCTAAGGAGGTAAGGGCTTCTTTTGCCTTTCCTACCAGAGACAAGTTGCCTTTATCATCTTTAGTAATGACGCAGGCTTCATGTACATTGATTGATTTACCCATAATTTAAAACGTTTTAAATGAAATGCGGAACAAAAATAAGGAGAAAATATGAGAAAGTAATGTTAAGTTGCGCAACTTATCACTAATAAGCGAGAAAAATGCGGTATTTTTGGCGAAAAATTAAGAATTATGGTTGACAATCATGTAATAAATGACATATCGAACTATGCAGAGCCGGGACCTGACTCACTTGAAGGAGTGAGCCGGGAGCGGTTTACGCAGAGCGAAAGCAATCTTCTGTTGCTGCAATGGGCTTGCCAATACTTCTATGATGGTGCAGAACTGAGAAAGAAGTGGAAGCGAGCGCAAGACTTCGTGATGGGAAGACAGTTGGAAGAGCTGATAGAATGGAACGGAAGAAAGATTACCATCCGGCAGTATATGGAACTGAAAGGTATGCCAATACTGGAATACGATGTAATCGGAGACAAACTTCTTTCACTCGTTGGTCTTGTGCGCCAGCAGCGTAGTACTGCTACATGTAGTGCCGTGGATCCAAACGAGGAAGACTATATCAGTTTCTTCAATGAATATCTTCGTCAGAACGACAACTTGAACGACAGGCAAGAGTTAGATGCGAGAATGTTCTATGCCTTTTGTGTCTTCGCCTTTGTGGGCATGAAAACCTATTATGGCAGAAGGGATGGCAAGAATGGCATCTTTGACTATTCTGTAGACATCTTTAAGCTAGCTTTACCACCTTTCTTTAAGTATGACCTGAGCGATGTGGAATTTATTGCTGAGGCTCATGATTTGACTTGGCGAGAGATTATTGCTACCTTTACAAATGGAAGCAAGGTAGAGGCTAATAAACTTAGTGAGATCTATCTACAGACGCAGCACCATTTTGCGCCCGAACAGACATATCACCCGACTGGTGAAGCCCAGTATGCTGGAATAGATGATTTCACCCATTCTTCAGTAGTAGGCAAGTACCGGGTATTGGAAATCTGGACAAAAGAAACCAGACCAGCCATCTGGGTGCATGACTGGGAGAGTGGAGATTGCGGCTATGCTTCTCCTGACCAGCGAGCCTTCTATGAGGAAAAGAAGCGCAAGATAGAGGAATCCAACATCATGAAAGATGAGAATGGCCTACCTGTGCTCGATGAGAATGGTGAGCCTATCTACTATGTGGATCCTGACGAACTTAAGACCATTGAGATTAAGGATGAGGCTGAAACCTACTGGTTCAGAAGATATATCACACCGAATGGCTATCTGCTAGATGCCAGGGAATCACCATACTATGTGCTCAGGGACGGATTCAGAACCTCTATCCATCCATACACCTTCGTTGCCTATCCATGCTTGAATGGCGAGGTAAGAAGTTTTACGATGCGAGCCGAAAACAACCAGCGCACCTTGAATCATTATATGATGATGATTAACTTTATTGTGGCCAATGGTGCCAAGGGTACGATGCTTGTGGACGAGAACGCATTGAGCGAGAAACAGAGCATCGATGAAATGCAGGTGAACTATACCAAAACAGATAGTATTATCTTGTGGAACTCGAAGAATGGAGGTAAACCACCTCAGACACTGGTCAACAAGAGTATTCCGGCAGGTGTTGACTTCATGGTGAACTTTGCCAAGACGATGGCAAGCGAGGGGAGTGGTGTGCAGGGTGCTCTTCAAGGACAGCACCGGAATACAAGTGGCAAGCAATATCAGTTGGAAAGAGAATCATCATCTACCACAATACAGGACTTTGTGGAGAGTTTCAACAACTTTAAGGTACGTGTGGCCAAGAAGAAACTTTACCTGATACAGGAATTTTGTACCGATGCTGACAGCGTGAAACTGACAGGTGATGAATTTGAAATTCACTTCAATTCAGAGACCATGAGGGATATGGATCTAGATGTTTCTATCGACTTGGATGCATACAGTCCACTTATCAGAACTGCCAACAACGATATGGCTTGGCAGATGATGGTGAGCGGCAAGATGGATCCTTATACCATGCTTACGGTTGCTAATTTCCCTGGTACAGGAAGAATGAGGAAATACTTCAAGGAGCAACTGGAAAAGCTAGAAGCTCTTCGGGCACAGCAAGCAGCCAATGGGCAGATGCCTACAGATGGAGGGCAACAACAGGCAACAGCACCTGATACGCATCTAAAGGAATCCGGTGATGGAGCAAATGATTTGGCAGCTCTTCCTTCGGCAGCTATGTAGAAAAGAAGTTCTTAGTTAATTCATAATATTGAACGAAATGTTGTTCAGTTCTTTGATTAGATTATTTTATAGGGTTTTTAGTTTTTAAGGTTATTTGATTGTGAAGAGGAAGCCGTGATGGTCTCCTCTTCTTTTTGTTTAGTCAATACCATGTTTCTTCTTGTATATGCGTAACTTAAACATCAGGGTAGAAACTCGGTACATGTAATACTCTTGCCAGTTTTTTAGTTTGGTTGTGCGCACCTTGTTGTCCGCATCGCAGCCGATGGCTCCCCACTTGGAAGGAGTGTAGTAGTAGGAGGCAGCCTTGATGTCTTCTACATTTTTGAAATAGCGAGTAGCTTTCCACTTGCCCATTTGGACTAATTTTCGATAGGCGAGCATCTTCTTTCTGTTAGGATCGTAGGTCATAATCGCCCAATCTTTATGCGACTGGTCGTAGAGCATGTAGAAACGAGGCGCACCACATTCTTTATACTTGGCAATGGTTGCCTTGACTCCTTTTTGCCACATGCGTGTAGCACGGAAGAGTTCGATACGAGTGACGATAGGCTGGTAGATGGCTATGAGCATCTTACGCAGCAGGTTAGAATAACTTTGTTTCATTTTTCTTTTTACTTTTTATTATTAACTTATATGGACAGGCGATAGAATCGCCTGGAACGAGGGCTATACAGGGGATGGATCATGCTGCATAGAGGCTAGCTGCCACCACCTATGCCTGACAACTCAGCTACTACTGGTGGGCGGTTGCGGAGACGTTCACGCTCTATCTCTGCCTTTGAACGGAATGGAACGATTTCCGGTGCTGGCATATCCTTTTCTACGTAGAGGGCTATGGCTCTGGCCATGACACGGTCATCATGCTTGCCGGCTACAGCTCCATAACAATCATTCTGCTTGTAATAGAGGAAGTAGGTACATTCGTCTATTGCCGCAAGTTCTCGCTCCATATAGCCGCCATCACGGATGATGCGAGCCATGGTCTTCACTACTGCCACCTTGGTTGCCTTGTTGGTGTTGAATCCCCATTTCATTTCAATATTCTTCACCTTCTTCAGTTTGGACTGTGATGCGCTATAGAGGTTATCGTATAGAGGCAGAAGGATAGGGAAGAACAGCTCTGACTGGTTACCCTCAGTATTGTTCATGCGCGAGTAGGCGGTATTGTTCTCGATGACCAGATAAGCATCATTATAGAAATGGGCTATCTGGGCGCAGCGCATAGCCAACTGATCGGCATCGCAGTGACCATGCCATTCAGCTACGATTTCCGGTACACCACCATAGATTTCATCGTAGCGGTCAAGGACTACAATATCTGAGAAGTCGCTGGTTTTATGTGATCCACCAATATCGCAGGCTACGATGTACCGATGTCTGACAATTTCAGAGTTGTCTGGTCCAGCCCACACCTTCAATGGTCCGCCTGAACGCTCGATGAAGCGGATGTTGTTCATACAAGCATCATCGGCAGCATCATAAGAGTCACCTTCAATGTCACCCACCATGATAGGCTCAATACCCTTGCAGTCCTCTTCCATTTCCTTCAACTTGTATGGGTCGAAGACAGTTGTACCGGAGAAGAGGAAGGCTTCTACATCATCAGAAGGGAACTCCTGACGCATATCGTCAAGAGTCTCATACTCCTTGGACTTCTCGATATACCAATGGATGCCCTCGAAAGATGCGCCTTTACATTCGTAGAGCCACCAATAGTACTTACCATGACCTTGCTCGTCATTGCGATTCTTCCACAGCCAGATTGCGAAATCGGCACGTTCATCCTCGGAAGCAAATAGCAATATATATTTTTCAATTTCGAACCATGCCACGAAGACAGGAGTAAATGCTGACAGAGGTTTTCCATCTTTGTCTACTGAGTTTGCAGCTACCCAGGCATCGTGGAACTCGTTTTCTCGTCCGTTTGGCGTTGACTCTCTTACTATAAAGGTTAGAGGGTCCGGTTGGATAGATGATGATGCAGCCTTAATAACCTTAGCCGGAGTCCACTCTGTGGTGTTAGGGAAGAAGGCTTCCTCAGTGATATGAGCAAGTGCAGCATCACCGGAGCGGCATGATTCTGGGTTACGTGCAGAACCAGTCTGTATCTTGCAATCGCGTGGAATGAGATACTTGATATTCTGTATGGTTCCTGATGTCTTGATTTTGCGAGGGTCGTTCTTGAATGGTACACCAATGTCGTAGAAGAGCCATGTAGGAATGGCATTAATTAACTTCTCATACATGTCGAATACCTGTGTGGCAGATGAAGACTGGTGACCAACGATATTACTATTCCAGTTTGTCTTCCAGAAGATCTGCAGCCAAGCCATGTAGATGTCGGTAAGGGTAGAACCACCCCATTGACGGCACTTCAAGAGAATGACACGGATATAGTGGTACTGACTGTGAAGGCGTAACTGTTCGAAGACCTTGGCTAGTTTGATCTGGGCATTGCGAAGAAGAAAAGGTATATCTTCACCTCCATCCTTATTCTTGATTCGGGCGTAGGCGTAGGCGAAGAAATAGAAATCGTGCTTACAGCGCAGGCGTATGAGGTAGCGGAAGACAGCATCGCGAGCCTTCTCTTGGTCGAAGTCTGGCATGTACTTATCGCAAAAGGCCTCTATAGAACCACACTTGATGATGGCGCAGAACTTCTTTTCCTTCAACATTTCTACCGGTAGCCAGAGTTTCTTTCCCTTCAAGAAATCCGTGATGACACATTCAAAGCGGAGACCAGGGGCATTCTCTCCTGTAATTGGACGATAAGTAGCGAGGAGACTTTGGAGTCTTCTCTTATCTTCTTCAAGAATCTCTTTGAGCTTCTTATCAGAAATCTGCTGCTGAGGTCGAACCTTTAAGGAGGATTTTGCTACTGGCATTCGTTATATATAATAATGTTAAGTGTTGAATGTTAAATGTTAAGTGTATTGGCATGTCGGATAAATCTCTCTGCCTTGGCATAGATGAAACCTAAACAGAATAGAACTATGTGGAAGATACCAGCTATGTAAGGGAGAAGGAAACCTATAGCCATACCGAGCATCATCTGCCAGAAGTAGATGCGGTGATACCGATAATACCATTGCGCAGAGAATCCCATGAAGAAAGAAATCAATACGGATGCACCCAATACAGGTAATGCCGGATAGTATATGAACGACACCAAGACGGAGCAGAGCCAGGCAGCCAGTAAGCGATGGAAACGGAACTGATGATGAAACATCAATATGCACCAGCCGTTGATACCCCAGTGTATAAAGTTGGCATGACCGAACATATAGGCGAAATGGGTGTATAATGGCGATGATGGAGACACAGCCAGCGAGGCATGAAGCGGAATGATGAAAGCCATCAGGAGGATGATGAGAAGTGTAATATATAATGTACGCATAATGGAAGTGATTTATCGAGTTATGAATGATGTTTTCTTATTGCGGAAATAATTGTTTATTTTCATCTGTATATATCTAGGAGCCATGCCCAAATTGGGCGCAGGAAGATTCAGGCATACATACACAAGATTTTTGGTATTGTATTCCTTGTATTGATCCATCTGCCGGAGACGCAAGAAATCCTGATAGAAATCTTCAAAGAGTTTTTCTTTCATGGCTTGATATTTGCCGAATTTAGGCTTTTCCCCCTTGATGCGTTTACATACATACCGATAGGCTGTGCTATCGGCAAGATAATAGCAAGAGGCAGGCATCTTGGCGATGTAATCGCATATCTTAGCCATGGTGGTAGGATATTCTACCATCCTCTTGGCCTTACGAAAGAGCAGATACATTTCTTGATCTCTTTTAAGGTAAATTTCGGATATGGAATTTAGATGTTTCATACCAGCAAAATTAATTCATCAAGATGCAGAACTTATCACAAAGTAATGCGAAATTTTCCTTAATTTAGCACACAAATATTAAAAATGAATATTTATGGCAAAAGAAACTATTGATAATCAGAATGTTAAGTCAAAGCGAGATTCTTTCAGAGAGCGTCTTGCTCAGCGTTATCCTGACTTGAATATGGATGATGATGAGGCTGTTTATGGTCAACTTTCGACCGATTACGACCAGTATGACCAGAATAAGCAAAAAATGGATGACTTCAATAAAATGCTGCAAGACAACCCTCATGCTCCAAGTCTGGTGACAGGTCTTGTAACAAAGAAAAATGCAGATGGCAGCGACTTCAATTTTATCGATTTCATTATTGATGAGTTGGGTCAGGACTATGTTGATGCCATCAATGGTGACGAGAAGGCTAAAGCACGCTTGAAAGCTAGCGAGAAAGAGAAACTTGAAGCCAGCGAGAAACTAGCAAAGGACAATGAGCAACTTGCTGCCAATATGGAGCAGGAAGATGCCGAACTTGACGCAGCTATTAAAGAAGCGAAATTGAAGCCTGAGGCGATTACCGATTTGATAGAATGGCTTTACAAGCGTAGCGATGATGGCGAGGATCACGATGATGATGGTTTCATATGGCGTGCAGCTCGGTATGGCTTGAAGAAGGAAGACTTCTTGCGCCTCTTTCAAATCAAGGACTTCGACAAGGCTGTGTCTGATGCAGAAGAGCGAGGCTACAAGCGTGGTAAAAACGAGAAGATTGACCAGCAGAAACAACTGCATGATGGCAAGCAGGGCGGCAAGAAGAACATCAACATCGATGGAGGCGGTGGTGCACCATCACTTCCAAAGGAAAAGAGCCGTACAGAACAGGTGTACAGCAAGATGGTTGGAATGTAGAATTAGAAATTTATAATTAATAATTTTAAATGTATAGATTATGAAACAGTTTAAGAAATGGTTTGGTTTCATGATGGCGATGCTCGTCATGATTCTTAGTGGTGGAAGCTCTTATGCAATGGCAGAAACGGCTCCAGCAGTTCCGGCTGGTGAAGGTGGCGGTGGTCCGACAGGTCCTTTGGAAGGTCCCGGTGGTGCTGGTACTGGCCCTAAATGGGCGGCTGCTAGTAAGGAACAGCAGGAGAAAATGGATAACTGGGACTACTATGTAGCACATGTTAACCCAACCGTGGTTGAAATGAAGTTGGAGAGTTGTCCTATTGACCAGATTTTGCGTGCCTCTAAACGCATGACTCCAATCGATAGTAACATCATTTATTACTATTCCATCGGTCAACGCCCAATCAAAACCAAACTTACAGAGAAAGTTACTAAAACAACAAGTGGTGGATCTGTGACATTTAAGGTAGAAAATCCTACTGTGTTTGGTATTGGTGATATTATCATGGTTAACGGCATGCTGGGTTATGATGATAATGGTACCGACAGAAGCAAGATGATTCCTCTGCAGTTGCGAGTTACGTCTGTTGACAACGATGGTAATCCAACCTGTTATGCACTGAACGGCAAAAAGAATGTATCACGTGGTAACAGAGACATTCCTGAGGATATTGCCATTGGAACAGTAGTGATGCGACTTGGTAGAGCCGCTGGAGAAAAGGAGGTTGAAACAGGTAGTTACTATTCTATGCCTGACAAGAGCTTCCAGTATTGCCAGCGATTCATCATGCAGGTAGAGGAATCTCTTATTGACCGTATGATGAAGACCCAGGTTCAGTGGGACTTCACCAGACAGGAGAAAATGGCGATGGATGATATGCGTCAGGGTCAGGAGTTGAGTGGTCTCTTTGGGTATCGTTCTCAGTCGCAGGGTGGAAAGGATGTCGGTATGGTATACACTATGGGAGGCATCTTCTGGGAAGCTGGAAAGGATTTACAACTAGGTCACTGGGAGCCAAAGATGCAAAAGAACGATAAAGGCGATCTTGTTCCTGTAACAACAAAGGTAAAGGTTACAAACTCTGATGGTACAACTGAGGTTGTGAAGCAGGTATACGAGTATGTGATTAGCGAGAAAGAGTTGACTCAGTTTATTGCTGCTATGTTGAAGGGCGCAGGTAACTCTAGCCGTACCAAACTCCTCTTTGTTGACAACTTGATTTATCAGGCATTTGCTAACCTTCGATCAAACAAGCGTATCATTACCCAGACAGAAAAGGACTACCAGGGATGGAAACTTGACTTCGAGAAGTTTGAGAGTATGGGTACTAAGATTCTGATTTATCGTCACGATGCTTTTAACTCCTGGGGTATGGATGGTAGAGCTTTCTGCCTGGATGCTCGTTATCTGGATAAGTATGTATTCGGCACATGGACCAGAAATGAGTTTAACGCTAAGGATCTCTTGATTCGTAACACTGCTGGTGTTGTGATGGAGGAGTATAGCTGCTGGGTACTGACCTTCCCTGATGCTCATGCGCGTGTAGCCCGACCAGTCTTCACTGGTGATGGTGTTACAGATGAGGAGATTCAGGAGGCAGCGTAATCATCGTATAGGAAACTGATAGTTTTCTACATATATCAATCTAGGGGATAGTTGAGGCTAATGCAGCCTCGCTATCCCTTCACCATAAACACAAATAGATATGTATAGATTTGTAGCTAAGAGCATGCTCATCTTTGTGGTGACTCTGCCGAGCGGACTGATCAAGAACATTGAGTTTGAGCGGTGCAGCAACGATGCTTATTCGTACATTACGGATAACAAGCAGGTGGCAGAATGCATCAGGAAGCACCCTCTTACGAAGGCAGGACGTATCATTGATGAGAGCCAGCCGGAAGAGGTGCAGATTCAGCAACAAAAAGAAGAGCAGGTGAAGGACGAGAATGCCCTTCATTTCGAAAACATCACCAAAGCCAAGAATTATCTCCAGAAGACATATAAGGTAGATGTAAGGAAACTGAAATCACCTCAGAGTGTGAAGGAGAAGGCTAAAGAGTTGGGCGTGGTGATTGAGTTTTAATAATATAATTTTCTTGCGATATGGAAGCATTGATGAGTGACCTTGTGAAGGAAATGCGCATAGCTATGGACGAAGTGATCCATGATGAGGTGAATGACATCATTACAGATGATTCGGACACGGAAATGAAGCAAGCCATTGAAACGGCAGCTCAACAGATTCTGCTGCAAGCACCGGCGCAAATGATTCTCCCCAAAAGGGTGAGCGTTTCGCTGAACAAAAGCGGCAAGCAGGATTATGATGCCATCCAGACACAGTTTACAGATGGTCATGGTTGTCTGACTATTCCAGAAGACTGGCTGAGACTTGTAGAGTTGAGGCTACGAAGTTGGCAAAGCACGCTGACTATGCTGATGGAACCGGGCAGCAAGGAGGCTCAGATGCAAGCCTCCCGGTGGACCAGGGGAACGCCCCAGAAGCCAAAGGGCATGATTACCACATCGCCAACTACAGGAAAGCGAGTGCTGATGTACTGGACTGCCGGAAGGTATGATGCCAACCATGCACCTGTTGGAGCTGTATATGATCATGAGGTTGAACTGTTCACGTATATCCCTTATCAAAAGTTAGAGAATGTGTATTCTACTGATGCTGGGCATGAAAAGGAAGTGACCGACCAGAAGATCATCCTTTCCCTGACAGATGAATGCAAGAAATATCTTATCTATCGTGCCATCAGCATCTTCCTGGTAAGTAAGAAGGAAAGTGATTTGGCAGAAAAGTATAACCAATTATCTCAAATATAATATTTTATGGCTAACGATATTAATAAAGAAGATCCTCACTACAAGGGAGAATATGGCAGCATCTATGAGGTGAACCGAAAGTTCCCTACAGGAGGTGTTGCCGGTGACTTTGTGGTGATAGACGGTTGGGCTCATTACTGGAATGCAGACAGAGGAACTTGGTGTGTAAATGCCGAGAGGGATAGCTATTGGGACGAGTTGATAACGAATATCATAGAAAAGTTTAAGCTCGTAAGAGGTGCTACGTATATGGGCGTGGCTAGTCTTGACACTGTGCCAGCTAAGGCTATCGGTGCCAAGATGTATTATTTTGCGACCATAGCTGGTACGTATAAAAACTTTGGTGATCTCGTAGTACCTCAGGGCATCAATGTGCTCTATTCTGAGAATGGCAGCAGCTGGGTAAACACAACCTTGCTGGAAGTGGCTCAGGAGTTGGGCGGGAACACCAATAAGGTTGTAAGCCAGAAGACCTTGAATGATGCATTGAATCTTAAGGCTAACCAGAGTTATGTAAATGAGGCATTGGCTAAGAAGGCAGACAATAAGCGTGTTGATGACGAGCTTGCTAAGAAGTTCGACAAGGCGAGTGTTGTCCAAGAGTTCGGTGATTCAGAGGATAAAGTAGTCTCCCAGTTTGCTCTTCCTTTCAGGGAGATTGAGTCTCCTGAGTTTATCAAGGCAATAGTAGATGCAGAAGACCACTTCTTGTTTGGAATCCAGCTTGATGGTTCCATTGAGTGGGGCAAGGGTATTCCTGCACCAATCAGAGCCAAGTTGCAAGAGATTATCAATCAGTGCCAGCAAGATAAGACAGATATTCTTGAAGCTATTAATGCTGCCAAGAAAGAGTTGTCTGCAAGCATCGCAGTATTGCAGGAAGGTAAGGTAGACAAAGAAGAAGGCAAGTCTCTCATTGAAGATGAAGTAAAAAAGTGCTTCAAGGTAATCGAGAATGAGGAGTTTATCCATGCAGTAATAGATTTTGAGGGTAGACTTCTCTTTGGAATCTACAGAGACTCTGGTAAACCATATTTCCCTCAGAATGATATGTACCACATATCACAGAGCGAGGAATTCCTTTGGGTAATTCTTGATGCAGCTAATCATCCCCTTCTTGGTATTCAGCAAGATGGTACTTGTTGGGCAGCCAAGGCTCAGTGGCTTGATGATATTGAAGCTATCAAGTCTGACATAATTAAATTGTTTGCTGAAAACAAAGTAGATTTAAGAAAAAAGAAAATATCAATATTGGGAGATAGTCTTTCTACATTTGAAGGGTATATCCCTCCTCAAAATATTTCATATTATCCAAATGTGAACAATGACGTAAATAGTGTAAAACAGACATGGTGGGATATACTGCTTAACACTATAAATGCAACATTGGAGATTAACAATTCGTTTTCAGGAGCAAAGGTGTCTGGAACTGATGCTAGTTCATTCATAACCCGTCATACTGAACTAGGAAACCCAGAATACATTATAATTCATGGTGGAACAAATGATGCTTCTTGGGCAAACGTTCCAGCAGGAGAACTGCATTTTGATAGCCCTTTGAACGATTTGAACATTAATGAATTTTCAGATGCTTACGATTTCTTAATTCGCTGCATTTTGGATAAGTATAAACATACAAACATTATACTTGTTATACCATCAATCGTTTCAAACGAGTATGCAAATAGTATTATTTCAATATGTGAACACTACCAGTTGTTTGGGTATGTTGATTTGCGAAATATTAAACTCACGTTATCTAGCGGTCATTACCAAAAGGATTCTATGCAAGTAGTTGCAGAGAAAGTCTTGGAAGTGATTTCTAAAAACAAGAACGTTGAAAGAGTTTTTGGCAAAAGTTTGATAGATGAAGAGTATGCTTCATCTGTAAGCAGTATAGACAACAACGAATATCTTGCAGTCGAGAAAGATGCAGAAGGAAAAGTTCTTGCTTCAACAAATACCGATGGTAGCCATTATATCTACAACGCTAAATCAGAGACTATCCCAACAGAGTTTTCTCATATTGATGACCCTGAAGGAAGAACAGAAATCACAACAGATGCAGAAGATAAGATTCTTGGCTATAGAGATTCAGAAGGTACTCGTCATGAGCACAAGATTTCCGCTAAACACCTTGAATTGTCTGATGAAGCTGCAACAGAAGTGAGCAATGCCTTCAAGTCTGCTGGTATCAAGATAGATAATCCATCAGATTACAGCAAGAATAGCCATATAGAATTGCCTATCCCTCGTATTGCAGCACAAGTAAGACTTTATGCCCCTAAATTGCCAACATCAAAGCAAGATGATATTGAAGCCGAGATTGAGTACAATGACAAGTATGGAAACTACTTCCGTAAGCCAGTTATCTTAAATGCACAAGGTTCTTCATCTATGGGTTACTATGTCAAGAACATGGCTATTGATATTAATGATGGTTGTGAAATTAAGTTTGGTGATTTCCCAACGCAAGATAGTTTCCACTTAAAGAAGTACTACATTGATGCTTTCCGTGGTCAGTGTATTGTAGGCTATAGGTTGATGGAGCAAGTATACCAGTCTCGACCTATTGGTCAGCAATATCCTTATGAGTACACCATTGCTAACGACAGCGTTTCAGAAGGACTAGGTAGCCCTAAGAAGGATTTTTTCACTGGAGCAAAGTGCCATCCTGATGGTTTCCCTATTAATATCACATGGGTTTCAAACGATGGTAAAGAAACAGATATGGGTATCTATACATGGAACTTAAAAAAGTCTAAGGAGGTATACTATGCCGATAAGAAGAATTCAAAGAACATTATCTTAGATGGTTCTATATGGAATCCTACTCTTTTTGGAGGAAATATAGATTGGACTCAATTTGAAGTTAGAAATCCAAAATCTCTTAAGGATATTGATGGCAACAAGTATGATGGTGACAATCCGAAGGAATTGTCTGATACAGATAAATTCAGTAAATCTGTAAAGGATAGTATAGTTCGTCTATCTACAGTTGCAGCAAAGCTTAGGGAAAATAATTCAAAGGAAACATTTGAATCATTTTTCTTAGTCAATCCATTTATTGATTATTATATCGTTTCACAAGTACTATACCATTATGACGGTTTTATTAAGAACTGGATATGGTGCACATGGGATGGTCTGCACTGGACACCTACACTATACGATACAGATAGTATATTTGGAAGCCATGCTGCTGGAATATTCGTTTTACCAAATAGTGATAAAGGTACTATACTTGGTGAAGAAAGATGCCTTGGTTTGGAAACTCTATATTCTGAGGAAATTAAAGCTAGATACAAGGAGTTGAGAAATAATGGTATCTTATCTACAGATAACATCATCGGTCTGTTGAAGAAGTGGCTTGAATCTGTTGGATATGATAATTTGAAGAAAGAATTTACATTATTCCCACAGACACCTTCATATAGAAAAGGTTACTTTAACGAGAATTGGGCTATTTTAGATTATGGTTATCAAACAGATGATTATAATAACGAAAAAGAATATCAGAATGGAGAAACTTGTATATATGCACGTTACAAGTTTAAGGCTTTAAACGTTGTTCAAAATGTTGCTCCAATATCTCAGTTCTATGATAAAGCACCTACTGCTGGAGGATATTATAATTCTGTTATCAGAGTATATAATTGGCTAAAGAACAGGTTAGCTTTTCTAGATAAAAATTATGGTTTAATTTAAATTAAAAGAAAATATGAATAAATGTTTAGTAACAAAGCTAAATGGCAGCGTTAACAACAATGCTATTTTAAAATTGGGAGAAATGAGATTTAAAGTAACATCTGCTGCAAATCCTACAGCAGCTAGTCAGTTGATTACTTTTAATTTTAATAAGGATTGCGAAGTAAGGATAATCGGTGATGGCTATATTACTGATTCTAATTTGTCTGAGAACAAAGGTAAATCAATAGTAATACCGGCAAATATAAGTTCTGATGTTTACTTTAGCAATGGTGATTATGAGGTTTCTATTGCTGATAAATATAGTATTGTTGTATTTAAAGGCTATTCTAATAATGCCTCTATAAATATTGAAGACTTCAAGTATTCTAACGGATTAACATTTTTATGGTCTCAATCTCAAAAGTCTTTTGGAGATGTGTCTTGTTTGAAAGATTTAGTTGGTCTTACGAATCTTAGCCTTTCATCATATAACTGTACAGGTAAACTTTCTGATTTGAGTAGGCTAACTTCTCTTATCGAACTAAATTTTCCTGATTCAAAGATTGAGGGTGATTTGTCTGAGATTTCAGATTTAGCAAGTTTGCAAACACTCTACTTGCCTGCTGGCGTATCAGGAAATGTATCTTCTTTGGCAAAGATGGCATCACTTGCTTACTTAGAATTATACAATTCAGTAGGAGATTTGTCACAACTTCCAGCAAATGTTATATTTACACAGCTAACTAATGGTAATTTTACATGGTCAGAAAGACCTGCTAGTAGTAAGGCGTTTGCTATAAACAATTCTCCTAAGATTGACAACATAGACAAGATGCTTATTGATTTAGCAAAGTGCCAGAGCAATATTACTTCTTCTACGCCAAGTTGGGAAAAGATTATATCTGCTACAGGTACTCGTACCTCTGCCTCTGATGCGGCAGTACAGACTTTGCAGAGTAAAGGCTACTCAGTCTCTATCAATCCTGCATAAGGTATCATAAGTTTAACTCTAAAATAAAAGATATGAATAAGCTAACTAAGAAGTACAAGGTAGTACATGAGGGAACCAAGATGGTGTTCCCTCTCACAGAGGAAGGTGACAATGCAGATGTATTCCCAGCAGAGAATTCCACCGCAGTAGAGTTTGACAAATACTCAGAAGCAAAGGCTTACGTAGATGAGCATAACTTGGTGTATGAGAAACCAAAGTATAGGGAGTAAGCTCTAAGTCACAGAGTTTACGTCCTTTTAGGAACAGAAGCACTATGTGGAGAAAAATCAACAGCCGAGACATTCTCGGCTTACTCCTCTGGTTTATGGTTACCCTCATAATTGGTTGGGTAGCCTACACCTTAATGATAGCGAGAGAGATATATCAGTTTTTTCGCTATCATTTGGAGCGATTTGAATGGGAGGATGTGGTGAGATACGGCATCGTGATAACAATAGGTTGGCTCGTAAAGAGTTGCATTTGAACTCTAAGTCGCTGACTTCGTAAATATTAATTGAGAGTGCGCCATGGATCCATGGCGCACTCTCTTTATAAGTTAAGCAGAAATGCTATCATAACTTACTATCTATCTTTTCAAATGCCTTTTGGATTTTGTCCATCTGTGCAGAAAGTTTCTTGTAATCTTCCAATTGAAACGCAATATAACTATCCATATATTTAGTTCCTTTGTAGAAGAAGTCCATTTTTACATTAAGCACTTCACAAATAGATTCCAATAAGCTAGTCTTTATATCTTTAGCCCTCAAAAATTGGCTAAATGCTCCAGGTGTAATGTTGAGTGCTTTTGCAATGTCTTTTTGCAAAATGCCATTTGATGCCAATAATTCTCTTAATTCTTTGCCGCTCATAATTTTGCTTTGAATGATTAATACTCTTTTACTTACATAAAATAACTATAAATATGTTGCAATATTGCTTACGGATTGTTACTTTAGCAAAGTTTAACTTTAAAATTTTGCTCAAAATGAATTGATTTGAGCAAAAAGATGTAATTTTGCCACAGATTTTAATTTTATCAAGAACGTGAACAATAAACTATAGACAAAAGGAGATTTTATCATGACACAAGAACAGGAAGCCGAAGTCCAACGGTTGATAAAGGACATTGATGTGACGGAACTGATGAATATGCTTAAGAAGCATGGTAATCGGTATAGCAGAAGAATATTGAAGTTTTTCAGATGGTTTTGTAAGTATGTGCCTATCATTATTATGTGCTTTCACGCTTATGGAATATGGGAGTTCTCTCAGCATCCCCGTGAGATGTTTATCCCCTATAATGAAAATATGCCTTGCTATATCTTTATTTATTTCATGGTTTACGTCCTGCCGATGGTGACGATACTGGCAAGTAGATTTTTCTTCTTGTGCCAGCGGTATCGCATTCCATTTATATACTTCTTAGGTATCAATGCGGCTCATATTGTAGAGTGGAATTGGTACACAACTAAAGATATGGTGGATTCATGCTTTACGGTCATGGCCGTGACAGCTATATTCTATTTGTATAGCTTTGCTAAAATGTTTGTTAATGAAACGAAGATGGGCAGAAAGATTTGCTCCTGATAGAGAATGCTGGAGATAATCGGAGAATAACAGATATTTTTAGGAATAATATTGAAAAAGAAGACTTATGAAGAAGGTACTGAATTATGATACCCTGGGATGGGCATTGAAATCATTGAGCGATGCTTGCTTTAAGGCAGCAGAACAGCAGAAGAATGGGGAGAAGGTTACGGCTTGCGGTATGAGCGATGACGATCTGGACAATCTTTGTGAACAGATTCCGTTCATGCTGAATCCTTATATGACTGCAGGTCAGGTAAAGAAGGAGGCTCATATCAGCGAATCTACTCTAAGAAGGGCCATTGCAGATGGGGAGCTGGAGAGTGTGGGGAACGCTGGGGACCATAGCCATTTCTTCAAGAAATGGGACGTTAAGGAGTTTATCAAGAAAAGATTGAAACGAAACAAGTAGAAAAGGAGAGAGGCGAGAGATTGCTTCTCTCTTTTTTATGCTCTAAAACATACAATTTTTGCCTTAAATTATATACAATTATATACAATATTTTTGTGAAAATATATAATCGGTGGTTTTGATATGGGTCTATGTCACCTTAAATCTTTGGAAAACAGACAATTAAAGAAAGTGTGACAGAGTTATCTAAGAACTTGCCTATTATCAGTAACTTTGCTGCCGTAATCGATTACATGTGTGAATAAACAAAATGTACAACTTTTATTTCTTTAGGAATTATGGCAGAAGAAGTAATTAAGACTACCTCTTGTTGCAACGATGCAATGATTGGTGGTTTGCTTGGAGCGATGGCAAATCGTGACAGCAATCCTTTGGCAATGGCGGCTATGATGCGTAACCGTGACGATGATGATATGTGGAACAATCCGTTCGCCTACATGATGATGATGGGCATGATGCGCTATATGTATGGTGCAGACTGGAACAATCGTGACAATGGCGCAGATGTGCAGCGTGCGGAGATTCAGAGTCAAATCGAGAGCTTGCGCAACCAGATGGCAGACAACCAGAATAGTAACTTGCTGATGGGTGCCATTCAGGGTAACGGCAACGACCTTAAGATGTTGGCAAGCAATCTAAACTGTGACTTCAACGCCTTGCAGAACTCTATCTGTGGCATCCAGGCAGGCATCCAGCAGCTTGGCGGTCAGGTAGGATTCTCGGCAGAGCGAGTAATCAACGCGATTTCACAAGGTGACTTGCAGATGACAATTGCGCTTAAGGATTGCTGCTGCCAGACGCAGCAGAACATTATCCGTATGGGTTATGAGAACCAGATGGGCCAGAAGGACATCATTAACCAGATGCAGCAGGGCTTTAGCTATACCAACACTGGTATAGAAAGAGCAGCTTCGAATCTCGGTTTCCAGCTGCAGCAAGACAAGTGTGACATCATCCGTGCAGGTGAGAACAACACCCAGCGCATCATCGACACCTTGACAGGACATTGGAGCCAGGAGCAAGCAAACGAGATTCAGGACTTGAAGTTTAAGAACTCTCAGTTGCAGCAGAACATCTACCTTGCCAATCTGATGAATGGCGGTTGCGGATGTGGCGCAGGTGTAGCAGGTGGCTATCAGTAAAAAAGTAAAGAATGAAACAGAAGCGTAGTGGTATGAACAAGATTTCTCCAGTGGGTTTGGCTACTACAGCATTGGTAGCCAACCAAGTTTCAGTCTTAGCTACTTACAATGAGAAGCTTTGCAGACCTTATTGCGTGAATGGTAATGTGCAGCCACAGGCAAGCATAACCTACAGTTATGAGCAGCCTATCCTGAATGGTACAACGGTGTTTGTGCCTATCGTGGCAACAATCTCCATCATTTCGCCAGTAACAGGCAACAGAAACGTGATGAGAGCGCAGCCATTGATTTACACGGAAAGATGGGTAGCAGCCTTCCAAGGGCAGACAGCTCTGCCAACGGCTGTGACCATCACCAGCGTAGGCAGAACGCAAAAGGCAAACGATGTGGTATGCGGAAAGGCTAGAGGCCTGAGCATATTTGACAGTCTAACCGTAGCATTGACTACTGCTTAGTATCATTATAGGGGGAAAGGATGGTTTGTTAGCCATCGTTTCCCTCGCATTATCCATTTAAAAAGATACGATTATGATATTTAAAGATTTAAAGGCAGGTTTCCCAGTCTTTTTGTTTGACCGGGCGACTAGAAAATTCAAGCAGGGTAAAGTAATGAATACTCCAAGCCCTGATATTAGTGGTAGCAAACCCAACATGATGCCACAGATGCCTGGCATGCCAAACTTTGGCACCATGAACGTGAAGGTGAATGTTCAGACGGAAGACGGAAAGCAGTCAACCTATTCGGTAGTTGATACTGAGCAAACAGCATACAGCGACACCCTTGTAATCTCCTGTAGCAAGGAGAGTATCATCAACGAGGTGAACGCATTGAAGAATCAAGCCAATGACATCATCAATAAGATGCCGGACTTCGAGCAGACCGTAAAGGACTGTGATCAACTTCTCTCAGAGTTGGACACAACGTTTCGTGACCAGCAGAAAACCAACGCAAGACTCGACCAGATGGAGAACAAGCTGGACGAGATTTTCAAATTTGTCAAATCACAAAAACAAGAATGATATGAACTTAGTAGAACTTATCACAAAATATCAGAGTGATGCCACACCGGAGCAGATGGTGAAGGTAACCAAGATCATCGGCAAGTTTGTGGCCATGCACGCAGAGGAAAATGACCTCCTGAAACTCTATAAGGAGATTTATGGCGTAGTGGGTAACGGTCACTTCAACGACTTCTTTGCTGATGTTCAGATCAAGAAGATGGTGTTTGAGGATGACAAGGAAGTTGAGCATCGTGCTCCTTACTATACCATGGCCAAGACGCAGGAAATCTATGAGACGGTGAAGGACGAGATCAGACCTTACAACCAATGGGATTTTGCCGTGGTGCTGAACATGATCTACTCTGACAACTATAATCTGATGAAGAAATGGTTTCCGGAGGACAGCGAGGAGCAGATGATGGACAAGATGGTGGACCTTGCCGTGAACTGGCTGAGGGATGATGATAACCCTTATGGCCATTGTAAGGCTTGGGGGTACTTCAACCATTGAAATGTTGAATGTTGAGTTTGTGGGAAATTCCATAATGACTAGAGATATATAAAAGAAAACTATCAGAAGAAGAGAATGCAGGCAGAAAATGGGCTTGTGTTCTCTTTTTTCGTATGAATTTGCGCAACTTATCACAGATAACTGGGAATGATGGCTTATATTTGCATCGTTTCCATAACGGAGTGGGGACGGAAAAATGAAAAAGAAAATGAATGATATTCGAGGTTACTTAATTGGGACGATATGGACTTTTCTGAGTCTGCTGGTTCCCATCAGGGATTTTATGATTGCCATGATGGTATTATTTGGGCTGAACCTGGTGTTCGGTATCGTGGCTGCAGTGTTTAACGGTGAAGAATGGAGCTGGAAGAAATTCGGAATGTTCTTTGTCTGTTGTGCGGTGTTCTTTGTGACGGTGGCAGCTCTGTTCATTATCGGTCACTTCCTACACTCGGACACAGAGGCCTTGTTTTGCGTGAAGTGGGTGTGTATAGCAGCTACTTACCTGTTTGTTACCAATATCCTGAAGAATCTGAGGCGGATGCTGGTTGCTGAGACACCTTTCTACAAACTGGTAGACTATGCCTATTATGCACTGACTCTAGGATTCGTAGAGAAATTCCCGATGTTTAAGAAGTATCAAGAATATAAAAACAATAAAGAAAATGGAAATGAAGGAAATCAGATTAGAGCAGTTGCTGATGGCAATGCCTAACGCAGGGAAGAGAGCAGAGAAGTTTCTGCCTTACCTGAACCGATTTGCCGAGGAGTTTGAAATAAACACGCCTTTGAGATGGGCGCACTACTTGGCTCAAATTGCACATGAAAGTGGTGAACTGAGATATACCAAGGAGATTGCCAGCGGAAAGGCGTATGAAGGAAGAAAAGACCTTGGTAACACCCATAAGGGTGATGGTGTAAGGTATAAGGGGCGTGGACTGATACAGATAACAGGGCGAGCCAACTATAGCAAGTATGCCGGATATTGTGGCTATGATGTAGTGGAGAAGCCTGGACTGCTAGAACAGCCTCTTGGTGCCACACGTTCATCGATGTGGATATTCGATACTTTCGGATGCAATACATTGGCTGACGAGGATAATCTGAAAGCAATAAGACGGAAAATTAACGGTGGCTACAATGGTCTGGACGAATGCGAGGAGTATTTGAAAAGGTCAAAGCGAGCACTCAATATCTCATAGCTTATGAAATCGAAACATTTAATTATCTATCTGTTTGTATGGATAGCTTATTTCTCTGTACTCTTCCTTACGAGCTGCAAGACGAAAACCGTGATGCAGGAGCATTATATCACAGACAACACTGTGAGCAAGGGTTTGGATGCCAGTTGGCAGGAGCGGTTTATATCAGCCTTCGAGCAGATGGCTACATACCGTAACCGGGAGCATGAGACTTCGACCAAGGAGACAACTCATACAAAGGATAGTACTTCGACCACTGTAGACCAGAACGGAAAGCCTATCAAAACAGAAAGTTGGCACTCTGTTGTGACCAATAGAGACACTAAAGAGGTGACGAAGCTACAGGATTCTATCTCTACTATGAGTAAGAAGGTGGATAAATATCAACTCTTGATCGTGCAAAAGGACAGTCTGATTCGGTTAAAGCAGGACTCTATCCATGTATTGAGTAGAGAACTGAGCAAGGCAGAACAGAGGTATATTACCCTGGGGAAGTATACAACCAAGATCATCTGGACCCTGGTAGTTGCAGTGATTGGTTTGCTGATTTGGTTGTGGCATAGAAAGTAATAAGGCTTATGAAAACGATAACTATAAAAATAGTGAAAAAGAGCGTGATGGGCGTGGTAGAGGGACTATCTGCCACGATTGCGCAGCATAACCCGGAGGTGGACTTTCAGACCGTCTGGGCGAGTGATGGCGAGGAAGCGAAACTGGATATATACTATCGGGAGGCGATAACCGACTTGGAAAACTTCTTGGCAAGATTCTCTTCTTCGACCACACAGCAGTTTGACCTACAGGCACTGGCTGATGATTTCTCAATCACCATCAAGACTTTGGTATCTTGGCCACCTAGACTAAGTGGGGTTTTGAGCAACCAAATACAGAACTATCTGGTTCATGCTATTCTTGCCGGATGGCTGAGCGACTTCCCGGATATGAACCATACGGATTATGCCGGTATGGGAGCGAGTGACCTTGACGCCATTAAAGAGATTTTGTTAAAGAAAGACTTTAGCTTTGCTGAGGCTGAAAGAAAAGCCGATGATACAACGAAAGAAAGCTCTTCTGCCAGTGATACATCAGTCAGAGCAGTAGACGGTGACGAGAAGGCTGGTTCTTCTCCTATGGCTTCGGCAAGAAGTGGGGATGAGATAGGTAAGCAGAAGAATGCGCAGACTACATCCGGCAGATCAGTTGATACTGGGGAGAAAGAGAATGGCGAACTTGCTGTTCAAAGTCGCAGTATAGATGCTGAGGCTAAAAGTCAGAATGAACTGGATGCTGAGGCTCGAAATGAAGACAAAGTAGATAAGGATGGTCAGAGTGGGCTGAAAGGATCTGAGCGCAATCAGGACTTCGTTTCGCAGCATTTTCATCAGGATCGTGTAGACTGGAGCGGAGGCAGGCCACCTTATGAACTGAGGTAGATTTATTAATCATCTAAATATTTCGAAATATGGATAGTAAACTAATTACTTTGAACTTTAGCATGGAGCAGGTATGCAATGACATATTGGCTCGATGCTATGTATTGAGCCAGGGACTGGTGGATGATGCCCAGAAGGACATCAGAGCCACTATTGAAAGCCCTGACAGTAAAGAGACTCGCAGCATTATTAATCGTGCAGTTACGGAAGCTATCGGTAATATCAAGGTTGCAGCTCAGCGTTATCTGACCTCAGGTAGAGTGGAGGATAACAACAATCTGGAGCGACTGGTGAAGGGTACAAGAAAGTATGTATACACCGATAACAAGAACGGAACTTGGACGGAGGTAGTGACCACAAGCATCATCGGCCAGGAAGATGAGGAAGTGACTTCTACCGTAACTAAGGCTGGTAATGATCGGGAGGAAAGTATCTATGAGACTGTTACCCTGAAACTGGAGATTCCGAACTGGAATGTGGCTGTGACGGATGCGCTTAAGAGCAACATGCACCGGTATATGGTTGATTATACGATGAGCCAATTTTTGCAGGATCAGTATGCAGATAAGGCTGGACAGTATGGGGAGAGTGCTACAGCAGACTTCAATAATATGAAGAGCAACCTGCTGAGCCGGGATAACTATACTTTGAGACGGCCGAGCTTTACGTAAGAGGCTATTGGGGACAGGCGATAGAATCGCCTGGAACGGTGGCTTTTCTTAATGAAACTTTTTTTCTTCTTTCGTTTTAGGTGTGTTTATGGAAAGAGCCTTCGCTTCGGGACAACTCCTGATTTGCGAAGGCTCTTGTTTTTTGACATGGCTTAGAAAGCCATGGAACGGTGGCTTTTCTGCTAGAACTTGCTGAAACGCCTGATGATTTCGAGGCGCGTAGCAAAGTATTGATTCATGGATTTCATCTTCAGGTATAGGGCGATACGGAAGAAACGATAGCTGTGAGTAGCCATGTAGTTGGACTTCATGCCGCCCAAGCGACCGATGTAATGCCAATTCTGATTATCATTGCTACCATATAACCACATGATTGGTATGCTGCCAGACGTGAGGGAATGGATATAGCTTGTAATGGAATCAGGTACGTTATCTTCATCGAACTTCAAGGTACGAGTAACTATGATACCATGATACTCTGTTGTATCTTCGTAATCGTAACCCTTATCGAGCACCATCACGCTGCCATCCCTATATTGTATGTAGGGGTGTGGGTAGGAATTGATTGCTGTGAGCACGTTCTGTATAAGGAAAGTGCTCCAGCTACCATCCTTGATAGAATAGCAGAGTGCCACCGTATCAGCCGTAGAGGTCTTACTCGTCTGTGTAACATCCAGGCATAAGATGCGAGAGTTTTTGTAGTCGTAGATGACCTGACAACGCTGGAAGAACTCTATTGGCGATGAAGTAAAATCTATGAGTTGACGCATCTGAGCCTTGATAGTCTTGACAGATTCGCTATCCTCCTCAGCATCATTAAAGAAGTTAAGAAATTTGCCTAGGCTACCGGAAATGTTGAAGCCGGGACCATCTAAGACATCGGACATGGAAGCCACCTGAGATTCTGCTACCCGGCTGAAAGAACGGTTTGTAACGAAAGCTACAGACTGATCGAGCTGGGTGATAGCCTTAGGGTTAGAACATACTTCCCTACTGATAGGATGAATACTGCTGTAGGTTCCGGAGGAAGAGACGTTGAGTGCCCAGATACCATCGGTAGAGAATGCCATTAATGGGTATTGACCGAACTGACCCTGAGAGAGCGCACGCGTGGTAGAGGCTATACCCTGTATGGTTCCGATACCTACGGTATTGATTCCGTTTAATGGGAAATAGAAGGCATTGTCAGACTCTGATGTGTAGATCTTATTGGACAGTTCCACTACATCATCAACCGTATAATCAAACGAATCGACCTTATATTGTGCATAATTGTCAGTAAAATCTCCCATGTGCATGGCTCCATTCAGTTCTGCGCATTGTTCAAGAGGGAAGACGAATATAACATCATTGTCAGAAGAATCCTTGCAGAAGATAGCCATTTTATCAGCTCTGGAGTCCGGGTAGAACTTGACAAGGTTACTGATCATGAAGACATCAATATCCTGACGAGAGAAGAATTTGTCGCTGCTTTCAACATATTTCGTTCCGGATGTAGTGTTGAGGCTAACTACAATTTTCTGGATTCGATATCTATATATCTCTTTACCTGCGCTATCATCGTATTTAAGAATGTATTGCCCTGGAAGCATAACACTACCATTGAATCCTTGAAACAGTTTCTCTTTCATGCCGTACAGGTTTAGTCGATGATTGTATACATAACTACCTTTTGCGAAGAGCGAGTTATGGGTCTTATAATCATCCTTCATCTGCTCCTGCAATGATACCTGATAGACTGCATTCTTGTCTACAGGTAATTTCTTCGTTGTATAATTTGTCAAATCAGAAATTTTCAGAGAGCAGACCTTGTAGAAGGCTGAAGTATTCTTTAATTTGTTGCGGTAGGCATCTACGCTCAATGATGGGAAATACACAGAAGTACCTCCTATTGTGTTCTGATCTGATTCATACGTTTCATAAACTTGACCATAACCAAGTTTATAATTCTTTCGTGTAGCACCTAGACTTGTAATCTTCTCAGATGTATTAACATTTATGATAGGAGGCGTAATGAACACATCTACCGATTTGATGACATCTTTCCATTCTTCAAGTTCATCACGTTTAGCGTCGAGTATAGTATATTTAAGATCTACATTTCGTGGATAATAGATAAATGCAGCCTTTGTGATATGTACCTTTGATTTATTGTTCTCTCCATCTTCGCGTTGGAAGGTAAAATCATCATAGGTATTGATATAGCCATCAGTTGCATTAAAAGAATGAGCATTAGCCGACATCACTATGAAGCTATCTGGAACCTGTACTGGTATGAATACTGGTGAAGAGTGCATAATCATGGAGCCATCAAACATTCTATAGCAATATCTTACAAAGAAATTGGCATAGAAACGTCCTTTACTGGCAATGAGGTTATTTGTCCTATTAACAAGTGCATAGATACTCTGTGTGACTTCCGATTGCTTATCTTCTTTTATTGAAAGATATTCACAATATTTTGTCATATAATCTCCAAATGACATTTTAACCTTATTGAAGATTTCATCACAAGAGTATATGGTTTGTTGGAAGGCATCCCGAAAACCATTTGCGCTTCCTTCCGCATCAACTCCACCATTACTGTAGTTTTCCGGGTAATCATCAGAAATAGAAAAGGAAATTTCTAGAAAAGGAGGCTTCTGTGGCAGATTTTTATAGCCTCCGTCCCCCCACAGAGCATAGTGAATACCATCTGTAGCTACAATGATAAGCGTATTGCCTATGGAATTAACGGAAAGAACCGATGCTTCGTAGTCGAAGGACTTGATAGGTTTTTTTGAGCCAAGAGATCCATCCTGCATGAACCAGTAGATGGCTGATGAGGCTATGGCTATGAGGTGGCGGTAATTGCCAGTTTCGTGCACATAGAGAATTTTAGCCACTACACCATTAATGGTGAGTGGCTGAGAGAGGGGTGTTCCTGTGACAATAGAAGGGCGCAGCGCGCCATCATGCAGCTCTAGATTGCCGCAGAGGGATAACGCACCGTTTTCTACTGCCATTTCATCAGGAGTGAGGCTGAGGCCTTTGTATCTAATTGATTGTTGCATATTTCTTAATGTTTAATATTTTACTATCGGCAATGCTCGCTGTCGGCCCTGTTGACGATAGCCAAAGCTGGACAACTGACGCCATCTACATTGAGATTTATAGTTTCATTTGCCGTAACCAGTTCTATCTGCTTAGTACCAGTCGGGATATTCGGTATATAGCTAAGCAAGAAACTGACGGTAGAAACATTACTGGCATGGAGCTGCCCCTTACGGCCAGACAGTTTGATGCATACATCTTTAGTTTCTAACTCCGGTGTGGACTTGATTACATACATCTGCTTACTTGGCGTATAGAAACAGAAACAAATCTTATCACCCGGATGGAGATCCAGCAGTTTGCAAGGACTAGACCTCAGAGTGATACGCCCAGAGATATTAAGGGCAAGTCCTCGCTTCTGAACGCGAGGACGATTGAGAATAATGACATCATTTGTTAGCTTCATGATTTGCAGGTTTATGGAGCCAGAAACGGAAATAATCGTTTTCGGCGTCCTGGTTTCGTACTTTGACGTATTCTCTGGTAACATAGAAATGCTTCTTGCTAAGAGTAGGGTTGAGGCCGTAATCGTTCAGCATCATAGCTGGCTCTACTCTGCCATCGAAGGAAATCTCATACCAGTAGCGGTGGAGAAAGAACCATGGACGAAGACGGACCTCCTGAATGGTGGTGTAATTACTCTTGTCTGCCCGGCATGGAACGATGCTCCAGCTACCATCCTGCCAATGCTCTGTGGTCTCTACTCCACCTGGTGCCATTTCATGTTTCGTGATGATGGACTTCTGAATCTTAACGAGAAGGCAAACATCAGCCGTGAAAACTTTAGCCATCTTGCGATGGCAAAGCATGACGAAGCGGCCTTTCTTATCAGGAAGTAGGCTACGCTGTTTGCCCGGCTTATTGATGACACAGACGGTCGAGAGGAACTTGTGGCGAGCCATGGAGAGAAAATCAGGCAGTTTCGCCTTGGCGTGCATGCGGTCGATGACCTTCTGGACCTTTTTGAAGTTTTTCTCTGCCTGAGTCTCATGAATAGTGACCGGAGATTGAGGCAACTGATCTTTTCCCTTTTGCTCACGAATCTTCTTAACGTTTTCACGAACCTGCTTCTTAGAAGGTATTTCCAGAAGATGACCAGTTTTCTTATCAAGTTTGTATCTTGTTTTTTGCTTTTCCATAATGAGTAGTCTTTAAATGTTGCCAGTGTTGAGGCAGATGATTTCAAAATGATGATTCTCGCAGATGTCGTTTCCGTTTGCCATCTGATGATTGAAGGAGCAAGGGATATGCTTGTTGTACAGATCGCACTGAAGGCAATGTTCAGGCACTTCTTCCTGCTCTTTGCTGTCTCCATTATCAGTTGCAGGCATCTTACTTGGTACTGCCCTGACAACACGGCCAAAGTGGTCATAGAGTTGACCGGGAACGATAAAGGTAGCCTCACGGAGGGATGGGAGATTGTACCCCATCTGGCGGATAAACCAGAGGCGTAGGTAAATGATTAAACGTTTCAACTTTTTCATATATGATTGATGTTATATATTAATAATGTGGGTAAAGGTACGAGAAAAATGAGGATAAAAAGTGATAACTTGCGCAACTTCGGTCATAGTAGACCGAAATGCGCAAGATTACTACTTATTTTTCGGACTTCTCATCCTTTTTCTCGTCAGAAGATGATTTATGTTCGAAAACATCCATAATATTAGTCTCGTTGAGGCCTTTGACCTCGTAATCTATCATGGTTTTACCCATCACCTCATCAATATAGCGGCGAGCACGTTCAAGACTCTTTGCCTGTACGAGATAGGTAACGTAGGAACGTTTCTCCTTTTCACTCTTCTCATCAATGGTGATGAAGGCAAGACGAGCCTTGAACCAGAGATCATCATCGCAGATGTCAGAGAAGAAGATTTCTCCATAGGCAGCTCTGTTGATATTAGCTACCTTCAGTTCGCCTGATACGTACACTGCCATTTCTTCAACGATTTTAGCTTCTGCCTCGGTGAAAGAGAGAGCATCTACTGTGTAGAGTTCCGTTGTCATTTTTTCGGAGCCATCTTCACGTGTTTTTTCGTATCTCACTTTGCACTCAAACCAGGTTGAGGAGCGAGAGCGGAGAGATTGAAAATTACCTGTGCCGATGATTTTTTCTGTTGCTTCGTTTACTTTGGCTGCAACATTTTGTGCAGACTCTTCTTTCTTTTCTGATTTTTTCATAATTCTTTGTTTTTATTTGTTATACAATATTTTATTGATTTCTTCGTCTGAGAGAGGTTTTCCATCCTTGCCGATATACTTTTTCATCCTGAAGATCATTGTACCGGGTGAGGGATTTCGTAAGTAATCATTAAACATCACATTCGCCAGTTCTTCATCAGTTGACTGGAAGAGGCTATGAGGAGGGCATTTGTATGGCCGTTCCATGACGTGGTACTGAATGGTGTAGCCTTGTTTGCGAAAGTCTTCTTCCTGAAAATGGATGAGTTGCTTATCAATCTTTGATTCTTTCTCCTTGATGGTATTAAAGAGAGTCTTCACCAGTTCTTTGTCAGGCTCAGGCTTCTTCTTCTCAGAGAAATACTGCTTAGTTGCCACACGAAGTTCAGCTACCAGGATAAAGAAGTTCCCATTGTCAGTTTGAGGTACGTTTTTGGGTTCAACCTTCATGATGGTATCGTCAACTCGCTTTTCCAGTTCAATGGATTGGCGTAGGATGCCTTTATCTCTGCGTGCCCAATACTGCTTTTCTAATGTTCGCATAGAAGCTACTAGCTTACGAAATGCGAGGGCTGCCTGTTCACTCATATTACTTGATGCCTAATGTTTTCTTAATCTTATTGATGCGCTCCTGTTCTATAGGGAGGAGTTTGCCATGTTCGTCTAACCGGCAGAGGAGCCTGAGATTTGGCTTAATGGTAATCCACTTGTGAAGACCATCGTGCTCACGCTTTATCTGTCGAAGTTGGGCTTCTTGCAGTCTTTCATGCAAATGCTGCTCATGACGAAGTTTACTGATTTCGTTCTGTATTCTGTCCATTTGCATATTCTTTTTCTGATGGGCATTTAATGTATAATGAATCCCATTGGTCTCTACCTACAAATTCAAGTGCTTTATCTACATCTTCAACACGAACAAAATCTAAGTCCATTTTGTTTGGCATATTGCTAATAAATGTATAGCCTCTAGCACATGATTGCATGTATTTCTTAAAATGCTTCTTCTCTACTGGGGAGAGGTAGGAAGGACGACTGACAAGACGTTCCTCAAAGTGCTGAAATAATCTCACATTATCATCATTAATTTTCTTTACGAATGAGGAGAATGAACGAATAGTTTCATCTGTTTTCTTTAAAGACTTATCTTGTCCCAAATTGAAATCTGCAATTTCTGCCTTGAGCCTTGCTAGAAGTTCTTCCGTATCTTTCAAGCGAGATATTTTTTTGTTGACCGTATCGGAAGCAGAAGCTAACACCTCTAGAGATTTTTCTAGATTGGCATCATTTTTCTTGATAGCCTCTCTGTATTTGATAAGTTCATCACGCTGCTCTTGAATAATTCGACTTAAACGCTTGTTCCTGTCATCAAAGCGAACTTTGAAGTTCTTGTCTCTTAACGTGCAAGAGACGATGCCTAGCGTGATAATAAAGACCACGCTGAGGCAGATAATTAATGTTATTGTTACTTCCATAATTGTATTTTTTATTGTTCACACTTTTGAATTATCTGTGCTAGAATACTTTCAACACCCTTTGGTTTGAAGAAGCGATTGGCATTGAGGAGAGACAGGGCTTCTTTTGCATTATCGTAGATGGATGACAAGTAGCCAGCTCTATTTTTGTAACTTTTATAATCCGCTTCTAATTGTCGCTTATACGCCTTGCCTTTGTCTAGATAGGCTGCTTCAAGTGCTTCTTCCTTCTCCTTATATTCAGAAATGAGAGCTGCTTCCTTATTGGCGTACATATCTTTGAGAGACTTTTCCTTGTCATCCAACTCTTTTTCTTTCTTATTGTATCTTTCAATACGGGATTCGTAATCTTCGCGTGCAGCGTCTCGCTGCTTGATGCTACGGTTTATCTCGTCTTTCATTCGATTCTCAACCTGCAAGCGTACATCTTCAAATCCAAGGTAAGACTCAGAGGTCTCAACAGTGCGTCTTGGCTTATCATCTTGTGAATACAAAGGGTCTTTGTCAATGCCACCCATTTCGTAGAATGGGTCACGGTATCTCTCATACTCTACTTGCACTTCCTTGCGGATGATGACTCTGGAACCGTCTTTGAGGGACGCAATGGTCTTATCCTTCTCTTTGACGGTCTCTTCTAATTCCTTTACTCGATTCTTCAAGGTTTCGAACTCTGAATAATCTACATTTACTACAGCCATAATTGTTATGATTTAAATTTAACTTTTATATATTTCAGCATTCTCTATTGGGATGTCGTACCATGGAAGAGAATAGCCTTTATCTTTCATTTCTTCTGGCAATTGACAGCGATAATATTGACCATAGAAATTCAACCATACATCACTCACCTCCAAAATCGTACCTGCTGGAAGCTCTGGCTTCGGCTTAAACCATGGGCGTGGATATTTTGTCGTTTCGTGAACATCCTGAGCGCACTTTGTTGGTTTGATTATTTTTATCTTCATTACTTTTTCTTTGTTTTACGTTTGGTGTAATTAATGTTTTCTATCTGATTTTCGAAGAATGCGATACGTCTATTTAATCTTCGGAGGATGGCACTTCTGATGTAGCTGATTGCTTCTGCATCGAGATACTTGGTGATGTCTCCGTTTGTATCACTGCACATTCCCTGGATGAATATTTCAAACTTTACAGGGCTTTCTAGTATAGTAATGTCGTTTGATGCATCAACTTCTTGTACGAGATCTCTGACCTTGGTTAGCTCTTCGATGGAGTAGAAGTATCCGCGTACGGAGTCGATGGTGTTACGCATTTCTTCATATTCTTCCTTTGTCATACGCTTATATCTCCATTTCTGAGTTGATTTTCAATCCGTAAAGAAGGTGTTGAAGTTCGTGAACGAAGCTAACACTTGCCAAGTTGTTCATTTCTAAACTAACACACACTAAGAACTCATCATTCACTTTTGTATCTTTTTCTATATACAGATAAGCTCTTTTTGTTGGCAACTTATAACAATCATAACCATCATTCTTCCATCCGTTCTTTTCTAGGATGGAAGGAGTGAGAGGGATAGGAACAATATCCTTCACCCATGCACCACTATCACAAAATAGGAATCCATCATCTTTAATGGTTTTTCCTTTTAAGTTGGAAAGAGTGACGGAACCTTTCAGTTCTGTGAATGCATTTCCATCTTTCACTTTTGCATATTTATCAGCATTACTTTCTGTGACCTGGTAAACGATGCCCTTTTTGGTTCCGATAGGAATGCCGTTGGTCATAACCAAATCACCTGGTATATAAATAGTCTTTTCCATATTCTTGCTTTGATATTTTACTTTTTTTTATGGGACCAGCGATAGAATCGCTGGGAACGGGGACTAAGTGGGAGCAACTTCTATCGCTACCATTTCATGAATGCCATCCATATTGTTTGGTTCTTGATGGTGGTACGATGTCCGAATATAGGTTTGTAATCTTTAATTGCCTTTAGTACTTCACCTACCTTTATCTGTTGCTCGTTCCACTTAAAAATGAGCGTTCCGTTTGTTTTCAGCACTCTCATGCCCTCGTGGATAGAGTCATTGATGAACGCTTGCTAATTTTCGGGCAGTTTGCCATACTTCTTGCATAACCAGGAGTTAGGACCTACCTTTAACAGATGAGGAGGGTCGAATACTACCATATTAAACGTTTCATCTTCGAATGGCAAGGCAGTGCAATCGGCTATCATATCTGGTTGCACGTCTAGCTTGCGTCCATCACATAATGTGTCGTGATACTCTCTTATGTCTGTGAAGAGAACATTTGGGTCATGTTTATCGAAATAGAACATTCGAGAGCCACAGCACATGTCTAAAATCCTTTTCTTCATATTGCTTCTTGTTTTAATTGTTTGTCTATTGCTTCCTGAGCAAGGATTTGCTGCCAGTTGGCTTCATGATAATTTCTTGCCTCCTGTTTTTCAGAAAGCTGTGGATCACAGCCACCGAAACAATAGGTGTCCCATTTCTCATACTCCTTCATAGTATGTGGAGGCTTGGAGCCTGGAGTGGCTGGAATGTAATCCCTAGCAAACTCCTTGGGGGAAACTTTATCTATTGTTGAGGCTACTGGGTCGATGATTTCGTATTGAATAATACGGTTCTTCCTCTTTTTAGAAGAGCTGTAAATCGGTCTTACCCAACAGATATTCCCTCTGTAGCTAGACATGAGTCTAGAGAAATAATAGGGTTTCCATATTCGATTGTCCCGGAAAGCCCAGCAGACGCCTGTAGGGGAATCTCGGTTATAATTAGCACTATCAGACTTCCAGCAATGGTTGTAGCCGAGGTCGCTGATGTGGCTATGTACACAGAACTTGCACATCCTCATTTCCTCCTGATCAGCAACCGATGGCGTTGGCTGCATCAGGTTTTGTTTGATGTAATTGCCCATAGATGTATGATTTTAAAGTTCAGCCTTTGCATCAGCATCTTCCTCATCGTAATTACAATACGGAGAGATTACGATAGTGATGCTCTCGTCAATACGGAAGTATGCATAAACCACGCTATTTTTTTTAGCTTTTGAGAGAAGTGTAATGTGATCCTTACCCAGAAGCAATAAAGCATCAATTATTGCTTTTATATGACTATTATTAATAAAGAATCCATCCAGTTCTATGACTGCATTATATTCTGGTTCAATGCATTTTCTGATATTTCGCTTGAAAAAACCAAAACCATCGCAGGAAGGACAGTCAAAATCTTTATAATGGGTATTTCCTTTCTTGTCTAGATACTCCCATTCCACAGAACCTGTACCATTACATTCTTTGCAATCTTCTGAATCATATTCCTCTGTTTCTACTTTTGGCAGAGAATCGTATGCCTTCTGTATGCTTAACAGAGGAATATTCAGTTCTTGCTCTTCAGGTGGCAATTCGATGTTAAACCGTTTGGTTTTCTCATACTCGCCTTGGCAGACTTCTGCATTGACGTAGATAGCCTTGTGCCCATCAGTAGCAAAAACCTTGTTGTCTTTGAGAAGAGGCATTGCAGAGAGGCTTCCTTTGCAGTAGAACAGTCCGAGTAGTTTCCGTTCGTCTACATTTTTATATCCTATCATAGTTCATCCTCCTTAGTAGTTTTACGTTTCCATTCCCCACAACATTCCCAGTGGAAGCGATGATGACCGAAGCCGTTGCATGTTCCGCTGTACTTACTATTTGCTGTAGGCTTGAAGAACTTGCAGTTCTTGCATGAGCGATGACCATGGTGGTAAACTAGATAGATGAATGTGCTGGCCATCATTACAAGGCACAGCATGATGATGATAAATCCGATTTCCATATTACTTCTTGTTTTTAATGATTTTGTTTAATACCTGCTTGTTGTGCTCAGTATCATCATTGATGAGGTGATAGGAGCGAACTTTCTCGAAGGCGTTGGCTTCGGCTGCTTGCATGTAAGCCTTGACCACTTCGATGAAGTCTTCGAGGGAACGACAGAGGGCGTACTTGTAGCCAGCGCACTGCCAATAGCCCTGAAAGCGTTTCTGATTGGCAGACTGGTTGTTGGTCTTGCCATACTTCAATTCGATGCCCAAGCCGAAGTAAACTTCTGGGTTCTCGTAGATGATGCCTGTCTTGCCATCCTTCATGGAAGGGAGAGCAAGGATGAGGTCGGGAACGCCTGGGACCACGCCCGATGCTGCATTGATGGCTAGCTTCTTGCCACTGGTAGCACCGTCTGCCTCGTTCTTGGGATGGAAGAGGAGTGTGGAGAAAGCTGGGTACTGTAGTCGAAACCATCGTACACAGGCTATCTGCAACTGACCTTCACGCTGCACCTTCTTGTGCTGAGGCTTTTGCGTGTACTCGGGATAATTGCCGTTGAGACGGTCTATTAATTCTTGTTTGTCCATAACTTTTGGAATTTTTGAATTGTCACTTTATGTTTGCACTTAGTCGCTGAGGATGGACTGGAGATAGTTTTGTGTCTTATCGTCCAAGTCGAGGAGGTTTTTCGTTTCATCTTCCACAGGTGGTGTCCAGTCGATGCCCAGTTTAGCTAAAGTGCCATTCTTGTAGGCATCTTTCACCATCTGTGCCATGGAACCATCCGGGTTCTTCTTGGCAGCTTCTATCCAGCCTAGATACTTCTGGCGTAAGGCTTCGGCCTGTTCTTTCTCCAGTTCCTTCTTGCGTTCTTCCTTCCTTTTGAGACGAGCTTCAATTTCCTCGTTGGTTTCCTCGTGTTGAGGCTGTGGAGAAGAAGATGGTGTAGAACTTGAAGGCTGAGGCTTCTTTCTGGCTGAGGCTTCAACTGATGGGTTGTCGAACGTTCCTTCCATCAGAGGCTCGTAGTTCTTTGGATTGAAAAGCCAGTTGAAGGAGATATAGCAGCCACCATCCTTGCGCCCGGATAGAAGGTCGGAATCGAGTGCCTTGCGAAGCATCGGCTCAATGTCCTCAAAGGAGTAATCAGAGATAAACTTGGCGACTAGCTTCTTGCGGTCGGGAGTCATCTTCGAGATTGGCTTAACTTGCGTGCCCAGGAAGAGGCGATTGAAGAGCCTTAACACTTCCGAGAATTGAGTTTCAGCATCCCCCGACTTTTTTTCTTTTTCTTTTTTTTGTGTTTGGGGGTGGACTTTCTCTTTTCTTTGTTTGTTTTCTTTTATAGGGGTTTCAGGGGAAAGAT